TAAAGATCGGCGAACGCTTGGAGCGCCGTTGGTTTTATAAACCCGTTTGGGGTTGTCACAAGTGCATAGCGGGGCAATTAACTGCCTGGTTGTACCTTGCGCGGCTCATACGGTCGAATTTTAAACTTTTGATATACTTGCCCGGTTTGGGGCATTACTCGATTATAGGGCATATTTTCGCTATTTGTGCCGCTATATATATCTCGGAAATTTTTGCATATTACTATAACAACAAACTATCTTAATTTATGGAACTAAAAAAAATCAACTTCGACGACCCGCAATTTATTGCGAACGGTACACACTACCAGGTGCAAGGCTTTTTAAGTATTGAGCGGTATTGTGAGTTTCAAATTTTGGAGAAAGAGTTAGGTTACGGCTTAACCTTTAACGAAATGTACAAGCATTTGGATACCGCCGAAAAGCTATTAAACAAAACAAATTTTGTCGGTGCCGCCGTTCATATCAATAACATTAAACAGGGTATTTTAAAAGTCCAGGAACGCGAACCCGTTATATTAAAAATTTGTGCCCTGTTTATTAATGCGGACGACGAGGATATCAAGACGATCAACGGGGATATGGTGGATAAAAAAATTAAGGATTGGAAAACGGAGGGCATGGATATGAATAGTTTTTTTCTTGTGGCAGTCAATTCGGTAAATGGCTTTTTAGGCGCTTATCAGAACATTACCCGGAGCATTACCGGGATATTGGAGGGGTCGTCAAAAGTACCAAAGGACGAAAAACCGGCGAATTGACTGCCAAAAAAACGATATATCAAACCTGCCAGGACACACGTAACACCTGGCGGGAAATTTGGTTTAATATGGCCGACGGTAAGCAAAGCGAGTACGACCGTATTAAGGCCCTGGACGTCCTGGAGTTTTGGGGGGTTTTCAACCTTTGGCGCGAGAAAGTAAAAAGAGACACTAAACAATATAAAAAATAAAGCTATGCCCGATAACTATACCGTCCCGTTTGGGATTGACAGCAGCAAGTTTTTTAACGACATTAACCAAATGGACGCGGGCCTCGACAAGTTATCAGCCGGGGCCGCTGATGCCGCAAGCAATATGCAAAAAGCATTTAACGCGACGGCGCAATCTTCCGACAAGCTGGGGGCGTCCCTGGATGCCAACACCTCGGCGGTGCAAATCTTACGCGACCAGGCAGCAAAGGCGGGTGCTGATATTGCCAACTCATTATCCGGAAAAGGTATTGATACGGCATTTAGTACCCGCGTTGCTGCGATTAAAAAGCAATTGCAAACCCTGGCAACAACTACAATCGATCTAAACGTCGATTTTCCCGACGCCAAAATACAAGTATTGGAGGAACAAATTAAAGCCGCTACCAGCGCGACCGAGCAATTTAATACCGTTATCCAGTTTGCAAAAGATCAATTAGCTACAATGACGCCCGGCGGTCAATCATTCATTACGTTATCGACCCAAATACAGACAGCCGAGGAATTTTTACAAAGCCTTAACACCGCGATTGCTCAAACGGTGCCAACCGCCGCCGAGTTATCCGAACAATTTAACCGCATATTTGGCGACCCTGGGCAATTCTTAAGCCAAAAAGAATTATTAGCCCTGGACGAAGCGTTAAGCACTACCAACAGCGACGCCGAGGCCCTCACGGCACAAGTAACGGCCCTATCTAATAAGCTGGCAACGCTCAAACCTGACAATGCCCAATTTGAGCAATTTACAACCGCCGTCCAGGCTGGCAATGAGGCACTCCAGGCAATGGGCGCAAGCGTCGTGCAAACCGCCGGGGCCGAGGATAACGCAACCGCCTCGACCGTTAGTTATCGTACCCAACTAAGAAACATACGTGAGGAATTGGCAAACCTATACGCCGCTGGCTTGCAAAATTCGCAAGAATTTCAGGACCTAACCGCAAAGGCGGCACAAGTCGGCAACGCGTTTGCAAATGCCAGCACGGCAATAAAAAACTTAAGCGCTAACGACGTTTATCTACGTGCCGGAACCGAGGCAATGACGGGTTTAGTGGGAGCCTTTACAGCAGCCCAGGGCGCGGCTGCATTATTTGGGGGTGAAAACAAAAAAACCCAGGAAACAATCGCCAAAGTAACCGGCGCGCTGGCAGTATTGCAAGGCGTCCAGGCAATCGCTAACGCCCTGCAAAAAGATAGCGCGTTAACCATTTTGTTAACCAAGAGTGCAAGGCAAGCCGATACCGTCGCCGCCGTTGAGGAAACGGTAGCGGTTGAGGGTGAAGCCGAGGCAACGGTTGCCGCAACCGCCGCAACCGAAGGGTTTACGCTGGCATTGCTGGCAAACCCTTTGACGTTGATCGTTGCCGCGATAGCGTTAGCAATTGCCGGTTTGGTGGAATATATCAGCAAAACGGACGACGCAACCGACGCGATCAATAAGGAAAACATTGCCCTTAAAGTCCAAAAAGAGAGTTACGACGATCAATTAAACGCCATTCAAAAGTCAACCGATTTGCAAGTCGCCCAGGCTCAACAAGCTGGCGCCAAACAAAGCGAAATACAGGCCCGTACGATTTTCGGTTTACAGCAAGAATTAAAAGCCAGGCAGGATAATGTAAAACAGGTCGGGGCGCAATTGGACGAAATCCAAAAACTTGCGGACGCTTCCCCGGATAATAAGGATTTAGGTAAACAGTTAATCGACGTCGGCGAACAATATAAAAAGGCACTCGACGACGTGTTTAACGCTACTCACGATCTCGAGGTTAAAGGCATTGAGCAACATACCGAAATTACAAAAGAGCACGAAGAGGTCGACGCGGCATTTTTGGCCGAGATGCAAAGCAATTACGCCGCCCGAAAGGCTATAATTTCAGCAACCCAGGGCTTCATAAAGGATGCCCATAAAGAGGAACAAGACGAGTTAACACAAAACAACGATAAGCAGTTGTTAAAGATAAAACAGGATGCCCAGGACAGGATAGACGTTGTAAACTCGTCTATCCAGGATATGAAGCAAAAGGTTAAGGAAAACAACGCGCAAATTAGCCTTATAGGTGAGCAAGTGGGTACGGGCAATATTGACCCAGCCGTCGGCGCTAAACAGATAGCGGATTTACGGGCGCAAAATAATTTAATCGCGACCGAGGAAAAGCGGGCCGGTGATGACATTGTGGCAATTAAAAATAATACTGGCTTGCAAATTTTCCAGGCTCAAAAAGAATTTGCACAAAAGCAGTTAGACCTTCAGTTATCGGCAAACCTGTTATTTGCCCAAAATACCGAAGCCGGTTTTCAGCACGACCAGGATGTTTTAAAAGCCCAATTTGAGCAACGAAACCAAACGATTATACAGCAGTTTGCAAACCGGAAGGATTTGATCGGGCATTTACTTGCGTCCAATACCGCCGCGTATGCTGATGCCCTGTTAAAGTTAATAGAGGCTAACCGTGAAAAGGTTTTAGACCAACAAAGCCAGTTAGACCAGTTGCAATTACAAAACTCGGGACAATTCGCGTTAGATAGCACAAAACAGCAGGAACAATTACAGGTACAATTATTAGAAATTCAAATTAAGTACGCAAAACTTAAGCTGGACGGCATGGTGGACGACGGCACCAAAGAGAGCGAGGTAGCCATTGCCCAGCAGAAACTATTAATTGCAAATCTGCAAAACGGACTTAAACAAGCGACCGTAAAGGCGGGCACCGTTGATATTTTCGACGTCCTGGGGTTGGGGTCACTTTCGGACGATAGCAAAAAGGCACTTTCTGATGCATTGAGCGCCGTTACAAAGGGCCTCGGTCAAATACTGACAGCCGTAACGGACGGGTATAAGGCCCAAATACAGGCAAAGCAAACGTTAATCGACGCCGATACCGCCGCGCTTAATACCCTGACTAATCAGTTACAAACCGAGCAGGACCTACGGGCTAAGGGTTTAGCTAATAACGTCGCCGGTATCCAGGCACAAATAAACGCTAAAAACCAACAGATTGCGACCGAGAAAGCCCAGCAGACTAAATTAATAAAGCAAAACCAGGACGCCCAGCGCGCCCAGGCTGAAATTAACGCCGCCATTGAGGCCGGTAATTTAATCGTTGCCGCCTCAAATATTTTTAAATCACTTTCGGCAATTCCTTACGTCGGAGTTGCCCTGGCTATTGCCAGCGTCGCCGCAATGACAGCCGGTTATATTGCCGCCCAGGTAGGTATCTTTAAAGCCATTAACGCGCAAAACAGCGGAAGCCAGTTTGAGGGGGGCGGTTGGATTGAGGGGCAACCGCATAGCCGGGGCGGTCAAAAATACCGCTCGGTTGACGGGGGGGGCGGTTTACTCGAGTTAGAGGGGAGCGAGTTTGTTGTGAGAAAATCGGTTGCCGCAAAAAATGCTAACTTTTTAGAAGCCCTTAACGATGGGCAATTAACGGAGGACGATCTGCGGGAATTTTTACACGGTTCCGGTGTGTCGTTGAGCGTTGACGCCCCGTTAAAGGCTATCGGGGACGTTAAAGTACTGGACGCCGCTAAGGTTGGTTATTTTCACACGATGCAAAATAACAACTTCAGCGCCGACGACATAAGCGCGTTACGCGAGGGCGTCGAGTACATGGTTAACCTTAAGAAAACCGAACCTAAACGCTGGGAGGATGCCAATTATTATTATTCCCAATTGGGTAACACTATTTCAAAAACCGCCAAAAAATGAGCAATATAAATAATTACCGCTATACCCTTACGACCCGTCGCGGGGTTAAAACTGTTTATCCCCTCGGCGAAGGGGATTTTACTATTTCCTGGGCAAACCAAACCAGCGGCAAGCGATATTATAAAACCGATTTGCCAAATAACGTAATATTTTTTAAAGATGCTTACGACACTCTTTATAAACTCGAGACCTCGGTATACCGCTGCGAGTATATAAAAATTTTGGTTGAGCGACGTTGTACCCTGGGCGGCTTGGAAAATTGGGCTCCGTGGTTTACGGGGCGTTTTTTGTTAAATAGCGGCTCGTTTGATCTCGACCGGGAGCAAGTGGTTATAAAGGTCGATGATTTACAGGATTACAGTTGTTTTGACGACAACAATACCCTCCAGCTTAATTTATTTGACTTTGTGACGAACCGTTACCAGGTTAACACATACCCGCCCAATACCTCGGTTGAAAAAATCGACAAAACCAGCGTTTATTTAAGTAGTGAGCATGGGCGTTGCGTCGGTTATGCCTGGGATGAACTTTATACAGCCGAAAGCGTCGGTTTTACCCCGTACTATAACGAAATTCGTACCGATTGGGTACCCGACCCTGACAATCCTATGGGGCCGGGGAGTCCCGTTCCTTACACTTGTACCATACACACGTCATACGCTCGGCAAAAAATGGTAGTTGCTTGCGGCGACCCGTCGCCCGGGTCTGACTGGATTTTATTAACCGACACTTGCCCAGGCGGGGAGAAAACGTATGTACGGGGCGTCGGTACCTATGGTTGCACCCTTACGGACGAAACCCCCGATTTAGGCGGTTATCTTAATCAGATTTGGAATTGCTTAATAGTTGGCGACTCCGACACGATCACGACAATAGATAATGGCATGTTATTGAGCGATTGTTTACAGTTGTTTTTAAATCAATATTGCGGCTCGATTTTGATAAAATCTAACTTTTTGCAGATCAACCCGGACGTCGTTAGCCCAAATAATTACGTAACGGGCGAACTATCCAAAACCGCCAACGTGTTAGTTTTTCAGAAATCGGACGTTAAGCGCCCCAACGTTTCGGGTAACGCTACCATTGCACAAATCGACTGGACGGACCTGTTAACGTACGTCGTTACCCTTTATAATTTGGCCTGGAGGTTTGAGTACGACGAGACCGGCGCGGTAACTGTTTTTCGTCTCGAGCACGTGAGTTATTACGACCCTGGAGTAGGCCTTGACCTCACGCAACCGAAATACGCCAAATACATGAATAATTTACGGCGTTACAGCTATAACAACCCCTCGATACCAGCCCAGGAAACGTTTAGTTTCATGGAGGCCGTCGGGGCTGATTTTGTGGGGTTGCCAATCGTTTACGACGCCGGTTGTGTCACGGCTGAAAGCAGCCAAAATAATATTAACTATGCGTTGAGCAACTTAACGACTGAAGTGGCATTGTGTTTGAGTAACCCACCGTCGGACAGCTCTATCGTGTCGGACGATGGGTTTGTTTTTATCGCGTGTCAAAAGGACGGCGACGGTAATTTTTTTATTGTTTCGGAAAGCGGCATATTTAGCGGGAGCGCCTTAAATAATTCGTTAGCCTGGGCGCAATTACACCGGGATTATTGGAAATATGAGCGCCCCGTTAAAGTCGGAAATATGAACGGGGCCGAGACTACGTTTATATCCATTATCCCAACAAAAAAAGGCGACGTTTTAACAATTCCTTTGTGCTGCGGGGATACTTTCGACCCGTCGTTAAAGGTATTAACACCCCTGGGTATCGGGAAAGTAGACAGCGCCGTTTATTCGTTCAAATCAAATACTTTGCAGCTTAGTTTATTGTATGACGCCAACCTGGATTTAACAACCAATACGCCGCCGGTAGCTGGCAACCTTACCGAAAGCGTTTACCAGCCCGAAAGTATCGACATTGACGTCCTGGCCGTATGCTCGGACGTTGACCCCGATAGTTATTTTACGGCGGTTAATATCATTTACCCGCCTTTGCACGGGCACATTGACGTATTGGATAACATGCACGTACGCTATACCCCGGACGTTGGTTATATCGGTACTGATAGTTTCGTTTACGAAGTTTTGGACGACTGGAGCGAACCATCAAACCCGGCACTTGTCGCAATAAATGTTTATGGTGAATATGAGGCATTCACTTATACTTTTTCTTTAACTTTAGCATAATTTTTAACACATGGCAAACACAACGGTAGAAACTAAAATCACAGGTGATACATTTAGCGCTGATGAATGTAATAACATGGTTTCGGCAATTAATAGCAAGCAGGACGATTTAACAATCATCACTAAAAATGAAAGCGATTTGATAGAAACATTTACAGGAAGCGGAGTATGGTATTTACCGTTTTTGGATAGTTTGGGAGATTCTCTTCCGGCCGACACTATCCCGCTATTCATTCGCTACAATGGCACCCAATTTTTAGGCAATTATGATGAAACCACAACCCCTCCACGAATTTATAACTTTCCAAATAATTCCTCCGCAACTATCAAAATAACAACTAATTAATATTTTATAACATGAAAAAAATAAACATTTTATTAACCTTAGTGGCGCTATCGTTAGCGCTAAAAGCACAAACATATACTCCAGCCGGCACAGTTGTGCAAAGGGCGCCAACGTCTAAAGGATATATATACCGCATTCCGCTGGGGATATATGGATATTTGAATATAAGGAGTAATGCTCAAACTGATAGTTTAATATCATTGGCAGCGGTTAATGCTAATCAAGGCCTGACGCTTTCAGGCGACACTGTGGAGTTTGGAGGGACGATGTATAAAGACGCTGTGGTAACGGTTGGCGGACATTTGCTGAACTTTATCGTAAGCAATTCAACAAGCCCAGGCGTTAACGTTTCCAGTTTGGGAGGCAATAACTATGTTCAGATAGTGCCCCCTGACGGCCTTTTCGACCAGCCAGCGGGTATCACAATGGTAGATAGCTTAGGCAATCAAAGTAATTTAACAAGTCAAATATTTCAGGTATTTAATCAGGCATATCCTACCGATCCGGCATTAAATGGATATGCCGGGGGTACAACGATTGGAGGTGCTTTTATGAGTATGTCAGGGGGGCAGGGAAATGGCGATATGGTATTAGATACCGCGCAATTAGTAATTTCATATCAAAAATCAGGTACTAATAGTGCAGTGGAAATTCAACCAAATGCCGGGGAATTTATATTTTATTACGATCAAGGGAGTACCAATCCTTCTGGTTTTTCATTAGACACTTTAACAGACTATCTACAAGATTATAATAATGTCCATTACGCTAAAGCGGGTTCAGACGCTTCACACGTAATATTAGGGGATGGTACTTATGGCGCCTATAGCGGCGGCGGTTCCGGCACCATGACTTCCATAACCCCCGGCGTAGGCTTCTTATCTCACACCCCGATAACAACCTCCGGAACAATGGACGTTGACACGGCGACAACGGTGGCGAGTAAAACGTTCGCAGGTAGATACATTACGGCGGCAAGTACGAATACGTTAAGCAATAAAAACCTAACAGGGGCCGGAAATTCATTTCCAACCTTCAACCAGGCTACAACAAGCACGGCCGCAAATTTATCAGGCACCCCGGCATTACCGAACGGGACTACAGCGACAACGCAAACAACTGGCGATAATACCAGTAAGTTAGCTACGGACGCGTTTGTTAACTCTTCGGTGACGGCTGATAGTACATCATTATCGGCAAACTACCAAACGAGGCCGATCGGGCTTATCTATAAAACAGCGCCGACAACACTAACCGATTTTACCTATTCAGGCTTTACCCCAACGGCGTCAAATGCCGGCATAACATTTACGGGCGGAAGCAACACGTTTACCCAAACGATGATTATTAACGGCATCACAAACAACGACCCGAACCAGGATATCGTTGTCGGTTATAAGATCGGAGCTACCGGGCATGGATTGGGTATCGGCCGAAAATCAATCGATATACAGGCATCGCTCATTATTCAATATGATGAGACCACGAATGCCTTAATATTTACAAGCCTTCAGGGCCCGACGACGTTGGCTACCATCCCGGCTAACTTTACTGTGTCTAATAACGATCTTTGCATTATAAGACTTTCACAGCGAGAAAATGTAATTACCGGCACATTTACCGATGCATCGCTGACGGGAGCAACCTTTAGCTTTGCAGTGCCGCTTCAAACGGCTGGGTACAATGTTCAAATACCAAATACCGCCGATATCTGCCTGTACAATATCGGCGGTACGCATACCGTATCAAACATTTCGGTAACGTCGAAATCATTATTTCGGCCGGATTTAATCCTGGTCGGCGACAGCAAAGTAGCGGGATTCGGGGTGTTTGGTCTCCCTTTCAGGTGGGCTAATCAATTAGGCCCATTGGGGAGCGTAGAGGTATACGCCGGCGGCGGCGACAAGGTGGCCGATATGCTGGCCGCACAGCCTTATATCCTTAAGTACGTCCAGCCGCGTAATGTTGGCATTTGTGTGCTGAGAAACAACCTTAGCGGCGGCACGTTAACATCCGGAAACAAAACCGACTACCAAACGCTGACAACGAATTACCTGGTTGGGTCTGCCGTCTATCATTTCCTGCCGATTACAGAAGAGTCAATACCCGATCAAAGCGCCATTACCACATTTATTGACGCCACTTATTCAAGCGCAAATATTATCGACCCATCTTCCGGTGTTATAACCATCGACACCGCTACAATGCTGGCCGTGGACAAGATACATCTGAACTATTTGGGCGACCTGGCCGTTTCGACCAACATACTTCATGCCAATAAAATTCCGCTTTCCAATCACGTTAGTCCGTTTATCCCGTCGGACCCGATAATTACTTATCCAGTCGTTTACACGTCGGGCAGGGCACTGTTTGGAAATGGCACATCAACCCCGGTTGTAAGCACAAACATCTTTGCAAGCGGCACATTCGTAGGGATAAACGCATCTTCACCTGGTGTGGCATTGGACGTTTCAGGAGCAAGGGTAAGGCTGTTAAGCGGTTCCGGGAGCGTAGGTTATCAAACTGGTGTGAGTGCTGTTACATACGGTAATTATGTTGCGTCATCATCGGCGCAATTCAGTACAGATGCGGCGGTTGGCGATAATGTTCAGCAAGTGTCGAGCACATCGGAGGCAATTCTGTTTAATCTAAACGCTGGTGCCGGTGCGGCAGAGGTGGCATTAAGACATACCGGGCTTCTTACGACAGTTCCAATAAAGATAACATCGGCTACAACCTCGGTAACAGGAAGCACAAGCGGGACGGCGGTATTTAGCCAACCGGAAGCAGGCGGAACGATGAAAATTGTAATGATTCAGTTAACATCGCTAATTGGAACAGCATCATACACTTATCCTACTGCATTTGTAAACACTCCGGTAGTTTTGACAAGTTCGGGTTTATCTGGCAGTATAGCCACATCGGTGAGCACGACGGCGGTAACATGCACCGGGACGACAAGTACGGGGACTTTGATTTTAATGGGATATTAACTATTGACAAATAGGGAGTGGCTAAGAAAATACACCCAATAAAAAGGGCATTTAAACGCCCTTTTTATGTTTTAAATACCTTTAAAGTTGCCCGTTTTCTGATGCCTTAAGGACGAAAAAAGATCGTCGATTACAGGCCATTTTTAAAACAAAAAATTAATAAACATGCTAATTTTTAACACTGTGCCCGGCCCGTTTCCGGTATATGACAAGCTGCAAAAGCAAAACCGTTACCGGAAAAATTGCGCCGGGCAACAACTCGATTATAAATTAATATCCCCGAAGGACGCCCTTTTACCCTGGCAATATCGGCGCTTAACGGCGGCGTCCGAGATGACAACCTGGAAAATCGTTAAAGTCGATACCGGCGACATTTTGGACATAACGGAAAACATTGCCTTTGGGGTAATTCATACCGAGACGCTCGAGGGTTACGACTATTTTTATTACGGGGGAGACGGCTTGCAGTTTAGCGACGATACCCTCCGGCTTACTTATGGTTATTATTACTTTGGCCTGGAATTTTCCGACGGGTCGGCGGCTTATAGTGAGTTGTTTTTTATTCCTGAAGATAGTTTTTCCATTACGGACGCCCCCGAGTACGTTAATTACATCAAATTGGAATGGTACAACCTGGGGGGCGACATAGCGCCGTTTTATTACTCGGGCCTATACGAGGACGATAGCCTGATTTTTCGTTGCGTGTGTTACCTGGATAGTATCATTACGGAAAGCCAGCCGGTACTGACCCAAACGACCGCAAAGGACGGCGACGACCAGGACATACCAATTTTTCAGCGGGTCGACATTCCGTACATAATTAATACGTTTGTGCCCGACTTTTTAAAGCGGGCCTTCGTGTTGATGCCATTGCACGATACGATCAATTATACCAGCGCCGACGGCATAGACAGCGGGCAATTTGATACCGTTTCCGTGACCGTTAAGAGCGAAGCGCCGGGGTGTATGAGTAGCGTTGACCTATCGTTTAAACAAGCCCTGGCAGTCGTTAACCGGGCTTGTGCAACCAATTTAATTAAAACCCCGACCGGCACGACTTACAATTATTTCAAGGTTCAAAATACGGATAGCGAACATTACGACATTAACGACCTCGGGCAAGTTGTGGTAACGTCGTCGTTGTTGATGGGGAAAACCGGTTACGGCATATATGCCCCCCAAATACCTAATTTTATCGACCGGTCATTGATCACGTACGACGGCACCGGCGGCTCGTTTACCATTACGGCCCCTGGCTTCGTATTGATCGACGGCGGTTATTTATATGTTTTTTACAATTTAGTTGACTTAGATTTATTCCCATGAGCAAACCCGAATTAATCAGAAGCCCGGCGGGGCCTAATACGATTGTCGACGACAATCTGAAAGTAAACGCGTTTATTTTCCCCGTTAATGTGGACGACGAGCATTTGCCGGAACTCGAGGAAATACAAGGCCGTTGTTTCGTAAGCAGTACCGACAAACGGTTGTACATTTTGGACGACGATGGCGTTTACAACCCGGTTGCCTATTTGTCCGACACGTCGATAGCAAACGCTTTAATAAATCTTGCAAGTGGAACAAAAATTATCGGCGATGCGGACACTAATCATACGGATGTCGGGGATGGAACGACCGTGACGTTTGATATAGGAATAGTCTTACATTCAACAAATTACATGGTAATTCTAACAATAATTTCATTGTCAGATGACCCACAAAATGATTTATTTCATAACGTCACGATTCGGGAAAAAACAACCGCGACCTTTGATGTTTATTTTAGAGAGACGGCCGACCTTGTACAAAACATCAATGTTGACTGGCTAATTATTCCGTTGGCTGAATATTAATGAAAATTATATCTTTGTTTATATTATTAAACTTTAAATATTTTCAAAATGAGCAACCCAGTATGTCCCGAAAATTGCGCTTATGACTTGCCCGCCGTAAGTTATAACAATTGCGCGCCAAAAGTGCAGCAATCACAAATCAGGCGGTTATTTGTAGGCAAAGCCAACGCGGCGGCGTTCGCCGATTGGACGCAAGCCGCTGAATGGTTAACCAGGTGTAACCAAAACACCACGACGGGCGACGATTACATTCGCGTCCTGACAGTAACGGGCGAAAAGCCAGCGCCTAAAAACATTACTAAAGTAATTGACAATGGATTTTTAGCCCAAATCGGCAAAGATCACACGGTTAATTTTACAACCTACCAGGTAACCGACGACAATTATGAATTTATGCGCGGTTCCGAGTGCGGGACGTTCGTTAAACTCTTTGCTATCGAGACAATGGGCGGGGCCTTTTTTGGCACCAACGCCGGGCAACTCGTTTCTAACGTTATGGACTCCGTGTTAACGGGGGGTGATGACGACCTGGAAAACCTTACCGGCTCAATGACCTGGAGGAGTAAATTTAGCCTCGAGCGTATCGCATTAAGCCCGATTTTTGAGGTTGATTTTAACCTGACACCGGGCGACGGCGGCGGGGTCGTTTATGACACTATCCAGTTATTCGACACCGAGGCAAGCATCACAAGTGAGGGTATAACAACAACATTGCCAGGCACAGATCCGGACGCTAAGTTTGAGTTTAACAGGGTAATTTCAGCAGTCGGCGCGCCTCAAACCATGAACTTAAACGAGGGCGTCGATAACGTTGCAGTTGTTGACTTCCCAGCCGATTATCTCGGGGCAACCTGGAGGTTTACGGACGACAGCGGAACCGTTTACCAGGGCGTATTTACAAACGGGGACATTATTATGTCATAATTAACCAAATCATTAACAATACAGGGCGGTTTTTTAACCGCCCTTTTACTTAGTCAAAAATTAACCCCTTATGAGTAAAACCCTTTTAATCGGGCCTAACGCCGTTACCGCTTTGGTATCCCAGGCCGCAAGCGAAATTTTCACGTCCGAAAATTGCGCGGTTGTTTTCAACGCCGACGGTACATACAGAAGTTGGCAACCCAACCGGGTAATAAATTCCTTTACCGATCTCGAGGTCGGCGCTGGATACATTGCCATTATGAAGGATACACTCGACGTCACGGGCGTATTTTCCGAGGGTATCCCCGGCATAGCGCAAGCCGGGGTTTACAATTTAAGCCAGTACGATTTAACATTATTTGATTTGGGGTCGAGTGATACCTCAACCCTGGCAAGCGGCGATTTTTTACCGCAACCGGACGGCGACGCATACAACTTTGAGGTAAAGGCCGTAACCGCCGGTATATACGGCGTTATACACGTCCCCACAAACCCGCAAAATGTGGTTTATTGGGAGGGAGGTGGAAACTTTGCACACGTTGGGGCAACAAGCCAGTTTTTCAGCTTTAACGCCGCCTCTTTTAATCAAAAGAGCATTTATATAATTTTGGACGTTCACGATAGCGCGTTGCCCCCAGGCGCTCCGGAAAATGAGTTTTATTTTTTCAACGGCTCGGCTGATGATTTGTCGTACAAGGAAAACGATATAGTTATCGCGACGATTGCCGCCGGAACCGGATACAAACGGACGCTAACGCAATTAACTGGCAAAGTAAACCCGGAGGTCACGACCCCCGTTACAGCTGGCAGCTATAAGGTTGCCAGGATTGACAATCTTAACACCGGGGAAAACAAAGCCCTTTATTTTGATGTTGCGGGCGCGCCGTCGTCAAACGTGGAAATAAATTTATCCGACATTACGGCGGGAAATCAATTCTTTTTCTTAGGCCCCGCCGGGGCATTTGGAGAGGGTACAATTATCGACATACCCGCATAACGTTTAAAAAATGCCCCGATCAAACAACGGGGCATTTTTTTTGAGCAATTTTATTACCTTTAAAGCTAAATTTATTATGAATATGACAACTCAAAACATTGAGGAGTTAGGCGCTCACATTACCAGCAAAACCGGCGCTCGTATCCTTTGGTATTTCGGTATTATGTTAATTGCTTTGCTGGGTTGCTTCTATGGCATAGAGGCCAAAATTGACAGTATGCAGGCACAAATGGAAATCAGGAAAACCCAGGCAGACGGTAAATTTGATCTCATTAACAACAATATCGAGAACGTCAAAAACGATCTTAAGGACGTAAAAGACGACGTGAAAGATTTGAAGGGCCGAAAGTAACAACCTTTTTACTATACAATATTTTAACGACTTGTCTAACAAACAGGTCGTTTGCTTTTTTATACCTTTACATAAATTAATTAATCAAAACAATATGAGCAACTTTTTAAAAATCGTTTTTGGGGACGCGCCCCTCAACAATTTTGCCGCGTACATGGTACTGGCAATAATCGGAATTTTCATTAAATTACTTTTGCACGTTGTGCAGCGTAACCAGGCAAGCCCAAATACGCCGGTTGATTTTTCCATTTGCTTTATGCTTAAGGATAACGCCATTAGGTTAATGGCTTCGCTATCGTTAAGCCTATTTGTGGTTTTCGCTTGCATACGCTTTACGAGTGAAATTTTACACGTCCAGTTAAGCCCGTTTGTTGCCCTGGGTATAGGGCTTGCGTCCGATTACCTGGCAGAGCAGCTAAAAAATTTGGCGTCGTCCCGTACGCCTTTTACGGGCGTAGCAACGTTGTTGACGGATTTAAAACCCGATCAACCAGGCTCGGGTGATCAGCCAGCAGGTCCTGCAGCAATAGACCCCGAGAAACCAGCCATTGACCAAATACAAGTCGGGCCGATTGCCGAGGTTAAACAAATCGTACAACAAGACGAGACGCCTCCAGCTGGGGATATCAACGGAAACCAAAAACCAACCGTATAAGATGCGGTATATTATCGGTACGGCCATAAAAAAACAAACCTCGGGTAAATTGGAACCCGAGGTTTTTGTGCCTATTGTTGGGTATGAGCGTGGTTATGCCATTGGCTCACATGGTAACGTTTACAGCATATCTAAACAAATAATAATGCAACCGTTTGTCGATAAGGATGATTATTTAATCATTAAGTTATCAAAACGGGGACACAAACGAAACTTTAAAATTTCCAGGCTCGTTGCCTTACACTTTATCTCAAACCCCGAAAACAAAGAGGAGGTTAACCACTTGAAAGGTAAGCGGGATAATTATTATAAACATCTTGCCTGGGCGACGCCAAAAGAAAACGTTAACCACGCTTTTGAGCACGGTTTGAATAATAGTAACCATTGCCGACACCGCGTAAAAAGCACTCACGTTGCTACCGGCGAACAAAAAACATTTGATAGCTTACGCGAGGCAGAAACCATTTTAAACATAAGTCGCGGGTGTGTGTCGTCCGTATTATTGGGTAAATGCAATCAAACAAAAGGATATAAATTTGAAAAACTATGAAATCAGGAATTGACCTTTTTAACGCCCTGAAGCCACATGTTGGTGAGGCGTATGTAATGGGTACTTTGGTGCCTAAAAATAATAGCGGTTGGCGGGGGCCATGGGATTGTGCCGAGTTTGCCATTTGGGGCGCTTACCAGGTTGCGGCACAATTGTACGGTTGTCTTAACGATAACGGCAACCCAGGCAGCGCCGACGCTTATACCGGGTATTTGCAGCGGGACGCCGAAACCCTGGGTATTAAGATAAGTGTTGACCAGGCAAGCCGTACCCCAGGCGCGTTTATCTTACGCCTGGCGGCAAATGGCGTTTGTGCGCATGTAGTTGTGTCCGATGGAAACGGCGGCACCGTAGAGGCTCACGGACACGCTGACGGCGTTATTTTCGGTAAGGTAGCGGGGCGTCGCTGGGATTACGGTATTTTGTTGCCGTTCCTGACTTATACCGAGAACCTGATAGGCCCGGGAACTCAACCCGTAAGCCAGCCAGCAACGCCGGTGTATTACTTGCGGCAACCTATGATGGTCGGGCCGGTCGTGCTCGAGATCGAAAATAAATTAAAGGCCCTGGGTTATTATCACGGCGCGCTCGATAGTGAGTACGGCGGGGGCCTGTTTTCTGCGGTACGATCTTACCAGGCAAAAGAGGGGTTAAACCCGGACGGCGAGGTCGGCGAAAAAACAGCCGCCGCCCTGGGTATAAGCCTCGAATAATAGTATATTTGTGCCGCCCTTGTAGCGAGGGGAAACGTAATGATAGTTTGTTTTTGGATGCCAGGTATTAACGTACCTGGCATTTTTTTTGATAAATGTTTAAAATAAGTTTTATATATGTTTAATAAAATTTATATAATTGTACTTTAAACAAAAAACGTATGAAAAATTTGTTATTATTTCCTGGATGCTATAACGAGGGTTATACCGCTTGCCAGCAGTTTATGGGCGACGAAAACATGATTACCAACCCGTATAAACCCGGCACCGGCGAAGCTAAGGCCTGGGCTAATGGTTGGGCCGAGGCCCTTTGTCGCTTACCTGTTTTTGCTTACTGATGGAAAAGATTATTATTGATAGGTATTTGTACAGTTGCAAAAATGGTACAAGTAAAAAGCTAAGTGATCTTTTAAAAGAGGCCGAAAAATCTCCGCCCGAAAAGCACGAAAACGGCACCGCATACGACGCGTACAACGCCGAGGTTGAAGCGGTTGTGTCCGATAAAAAAGGGGTTTTTATAGATAACCTTTTTTATTCGGTTTAACCATGTATTACATTTTCCTAACAACTTTAACGGAGCATAAATATAACCTCGTCTCGGCGCGTCTTATGGTAACAACCTGGGCGGGGGACGGCGTTTTTAAATATGCCATTTACTCACATTTATTTTTTTCAGCCAACTAAACATGATCAACCGTAACCAATTCAACATTAATTTTAAAACCGAAAGTCACGACCCCGCCGATATCATAACGTGCGGTGAATTTTTTGCAGGGGGAGGCGGTTGGACGACCGGCATAAGTAGTTTACCGGGCATAAAAACAAAATGGATACTTAACCACGATAGCGTTGCACTAAAAACAAACGCCCTCAACCATAAGGGCGTCCGCGTGTATTGGAGCGACATTTTCACCCAGGACGAGCACGAACTCGAGCCGGTCGATTATGTACACGCCTCGACCGAGTGCGACGAGCATAGCAACGCCAACGCTGGCAAGGGTAAGAAAACAGGCAGCTACGTAATGGGCTGGGAATTGTTTAGGTATCTCAAATATTTAAACGCCTCGGTTATCAGTATCGAGAACGTCCCCGAGTTTAAAAAATGGGCACCATTGGATGATCACGGCAACCCCGATAAAACAAAGGTCGGCCAGGAATTTGAACGGTGGAAACGCGCAATAATGGATTTGGGTTATGAGTATAAAGAAAGCATAAGGAACGCCGCCGACGATGGGTTGCCAACCAGGCGCGTACGTTTTTTTTGTTTCTTTTACAAACCAGGTATAGAAATTACCTTCCCGCCGTTTACTCATTCTGCCAACGGCAAAGGCGGTTTACATAAACATAAAAGTTGCCGCCCTCACATTGATACGGACGATCACGGTATTAGCATTTTCGGGCGCGAACATAACCCCGCTATACGCAAGTGCCAAAGAAAAAAACTTTGCAAAAACAGCATTACGCGTATTGTCGGCGGTATCAAAAAGCTACACCCCGAGTTTTTGCAATTCATTGCCCAATATCACGCGGGCAAAAACCCGGAGCGTTTTCAAAGTCTCGAGTTACCGATCAATACGATTGATACCAGCAACCGGCACCAATTGATCACGATTGAAAAATTACAGTTTATTGCCGATCACTGCCATACGGATAATTTTAATTTGCTAAACGAGCCGCTTAACCCCATATTAACCAGGCAAACAAAAACGCTCACGACGGTTGAGTTTTTTATTACCCAATATTACGGCGGTTCAATCCAGTTTAATGAGTTGGGCGACCCGATCAACACGATACCGTGCCGCGACATGCACCAATTGGTACGCCTCGAAAAATACCAGTTTATCACAAAGTATTTTAATAATTATGGCAGTCCGGAGTTAAGTATCCAAAGCCTGGACGACCCGTTATCAACCGTGTTAACGACCAATAAACACCAACTCATTACCTTACTGGACGACTTCGACATAAAGGCCCGTTTCTTAAGGCCCGACGAGTTGGCGGCGTGTAGTACGTTCCCTGAAAATTATTTTAGTCCCCCAGGCTTAAAATTAAGCCATAAGGACGCGGTACGTTTGATCGGTAACGCGGTGCCACCAATGTGGGCGGAGCGCCTGGTAGGGCCTAACGTAAAAAGCATGAAGGACTATAAATTAAACAGACTTTCGGCGTAAATTTGCCGTATGGGTAAAAAAGGAATGGCCTCCGGAACGGTCAAGGGCGGCACCGTAAAGTGCTAACGCGCCCGGTTAAAGGCTTCGCGAATTGCGGAGCCTTTTTCATTTAACAAATAAAGTTGAAAATATTTGTTAAAATGTTTTGAATTGACAAATAAAAGCGCGTATATTTGTCTTAACAAAAAACAAACGAAATGGAAACCGTACAAATCAAAATCAAAAAATCAAAAAACGTATTTGCCTGGGGCAATCAAAACGTTGGTAAAACCGTAACCGCTACAATCGAAAACGACCGTTACGAGGTCGATTTTTTAGCCAACCCGCAAATTGAATGTACACGCAATTGGTTGAGTGGTTTTGTAGAATTTAAAGACGCTGACCTCGTTAAATAATTAGCTATGAGAAAGCCAAAGTTTACATATAAAAAAACCCTCGAGCGGCAAGCAGCCGCCGAGGTTATAGAAAAAAAACGCCAACAAATGATCACCGAGACAATTATGGGTTACGGTCGTGAGCATTGGTTAAAAAGTGCAAAGCAGGGTTTTCCTCCCTTGCACGGGGAAAACCTGGACGCAATGACAACCCAGGAGTTAACCGATCACATTAGTAATTACGATATTGATTTTCGCACAATGTCATCACACGGCAAGCCATTTAATAAACTAACGGGTAAGTTTGTCGAGCAACCGTTACAGACTTACGACCAGCTTTACGCCTATTGTGAGACGTTAAAAGCAAAATAAAATACAGGGGCCGAAAGGCCCTTTGCCAGTAAAAAACAAATCATTATGCAACTCACATTTAAACAGTATGACATAGCCAAAACCTTAAGGGCTAATTATGATTATATCGAAAAGCTGGCGGCGATCAAATTTATAAAATCCATTTTCGGCACGACTGCCAGCCTTAAGGATATAATTATAGCTTATAATTCACTTGAATATTAAAAAACCATGAACCCGAAAGCGCTAAAATATTTCATTGAAAACCGGGCTTTGTTCGTCATTAATCACAGCGGCGGCAAGGATAGCCAGGCAATGACGGCTTATTTACGATCAATCATACCCGCCGAGTTATTGGTGGTTATACACGCCCATTTGCCCGGCGTCGAGTGGGAGGGCGTTCGTGAGCACATACAGGACACAACCCAGGGATTGCCATATTACGAGGTAAGGGCCGTTAAAACCTTTATGGATATGGTTTTGCACAGGGGCAAATGGCCGGGTGCCGCTCAACGTCAATGCACAAGCGATTTAAAACGCGACCCAATAGATAAGCAAATTCGGGCAATCGCAAAAGAGCGCGGTTGTAAACTAATTATTTCGTGTATGGGATTACGTGCCCAGGAAAGCACAAGCCGGGCAAAACAACCCCTGTTTAAAATGAGCAAACGCAACTCGAGGGCCGGGCGCAAATGGTATAATTTTAACCCTATTCATAGCTGGGATATAAACGACGTTTGGGCCGCGATCACAGCAGCGGGCCAAAAAAGACATTGGGCATACGACGCCGGTATGAGCCGGTTAAGTTGCTGTTTTTGTATCCTGGCTAACAAAGCCGATTTAGCGACCGCCAAAAGATTGCGGCCCGAACTTTTCGCCAAATACGTTGCGGTTGAGAAACAAATAAATCACAGCTTTATTTCACCCCAGCGCGGGCACCCTGTTAAATTTTTGGACGAGATAATTTAATTTTCTACCTTAGCGGAAGTTTAATAATAGGGGCATTTTGGAGGCCTGGGCGATTGTCCAGGCTTTTTTATTTCAAAAAGTTTCGATATAAGTTTAATATTTGTTTTATTTGTGTTTAAAATAAACATTTATAAAATGGGTAGAAACCGAACCGCCGCGTATGAGCGGACAATATCAGCCGAATTGCTGGCCGTATGGAATAAATACCGACGCAATCACGACGGCGAAACGATTAGCCAAAAATTAGGTTACTCGAGGCCCGTAATAGACAGGGCGTTAAACTATGGCTATGTAAAAACCCAAAACCTTACCGAGCAAATCAGCAAATTTTTTTCTGACCGCTTAACCCAGGAACGGGAAACCGCCGCCACTATGGAAAGCGAATTAAACAACAATCAATCTTAAAACTTATGGAGTACACACAAGACACCGAGCACACCGACGACGCTAACAACAACGTAAACGAGGCGGCGTTAAGTCGGTTTGTAAAGGCCGAGATTGATATGCAAATATCAACCGCAAAGGCTTACCCCCGTTCGATCACGAATTTTAAAAAACGTTCCCTTAGTTTGGCAACCGTAAACGAGGACGTCGCCCAAAGTTGTACATACGCGTTACCCCGAAAAGAGAAACAACCCGACGGTACGTTTAAGGTAAAAACCATTGAAGGCCCCTCCGTTCGCCTGGCTGAAATTGTCGTAAGCGCTTACGGTAATTTGCGGGCCGGTGCCCGTGTGGTGGATAACGACGGGCGTATGATCACGGCGCAAGGCGTTTGCCACGACCTGGAAAGTAACACGGTCGTTACCTTTGAGGTTAAGCGTCGTATTACGGACAAATTCGGGAGGACCTTTAACGACGACATGCAAGTGGTTACCGGCAACGCGGCGTGTGCAATAGCTTTTCGTAATGCCGTGTTTAAAGTTATCCCTATGGCATTGATACACGACGTTTGGGACGATGTTAAACGCGTTGCCCTGGGTAATGCCGAGACGTTGGTGCGTCGCCGTGATAAAGCCGTTTTGTACTTTACAGATCAAAACATTACACCGGTGCAAATTTGCGACGTGCTCAACATTAAAGCGATTGAGGATATCGACCTGGATAAGCTGGGGGTATTGTCCGGGATGAAAGCGGCCCTAAAAAACGGGGAGGCCTTACTGGCTGATTTGTTTGCGCCAAAGTCAACCGAGGCCGATAAAAAAGAGGCTGGCAACAAAGCCGCCGCCGCTACCAAAAAAATTATAAAAAAGAAATCGGGCGCAAATGGCTGATTGTTTAACAGTCCTTCGTGAGGTTATCGCTAACAACCCCGAGGGTATCGTCATACATTGCCCCGATATTACCGAAATCCTGGACGCGCTCAACGAGCCGCCGGGCTTTTCTTTTGTTGCTAAAAATATTCCCGACGAGTACATCAGTAAACAGGGGTATAACTGGCAACGCAAAAACAAACGAAAATACGTTATATGGAAACCAAAAAATTAAGGTCGGTATTGTTCCGTGTGTGGATACCGGCACATTACCAACCCGTTGAGGGCGCTCCCGATCAACCCGAAATTATCCCAGGTACCAACGAGTGGAGCGACTTTGTAAAACCCGGCTCGTTTCATTGCTGGGGGCAATCTTATTTTTACGAACGTGATCAAATCGTGCAGCATACCGTTGCCATTATCGAGGACAGAAACGGTTTTGTTTATGAGTTGACGAGCGATAAATTTAAGTTTGCGGTATGAAGGGAAAACCACAAAATAAGAGTTGCCCCGTTTGTGGGCACCCGTTGGATATTGATACCTATGTGCCGGGTCAACCCGAACCGGTCGAGATCGAACCAGGAGACATTACATTTTGTTTTGAGTGTAGGACGATTTTTGTTTTTAACCTGGCTTTAAACATAGTTTTACCCGACGAGCAAACGTTACACAAGATTGCACACGACCCCGATTTTTACCGTTTCGTCGATCAAATAGATACGGCCCGTAAGAACAAAATAAACCTTAACTAATGAAAAGTAATTTACAGTTTATCAGTACGCAAAACATGAATTACGACGCCTGGCTTCGGTATCGTAAATCAGGCGTCGGCGCTTCCGAGGTTGGCGCAATCCTGGGATTAAGCCCGTACTCCTCGAGTATTGAGTTATTTTATGACAAGATCGGCGAACAAATAAAATATAACCCGGAAAACATTTTTATGTTTATGGGCAAAGAGCAGGAAGCATTTATTGCCAAACTTTGGCAATATTGGGACGGTAGCGAGGAGGGAATGATGGCAAATTACCGTGCCGGCACTATCGTACGCCGCTGCCAGCGCGTAAAGGCCTATGTACGTAACCCGCGTTTTCCCTGGTTATTTGTGTCCCTGGATAGGAAAATAAATAAATACGACGGTCGAGGGGAGGGCGCGCTCGAGATCAAAACAATAGGCGGTTACGAGGCTGATAAATGGGAGGGCGGTATCCCGCCGTCGCACGTCGTCCAGGTGCAAACACAATGCGCCGTTTTGGAGTTTATATTCGGCGAACTGGCAACCCTTAAGGACGGGCGAAGGTTTGACGTTATCCCGTTCGATGTTAATAAAGAGATCACCGAGGCAATTATAGACCAAACGGGCGACTTTTGGAAACGGGTAACCAAAGCCAGGGAATTGTTAACCGCAAAGTATCACGCGGGGACAAAGTTTAATTACCGCCTCGTTGACGAACTTACCTCCCAGCTGGCCGAACTCGAGCCGAGCGCCGACAACTCAACCGCTTACGCTGACTTCATTACATCAAAGTTTGACAGGTCGAGCGCCGGGCATAGGTCCGGAACTTTAAAAGAATTGAACGACGCAACCAGGCACAAAGAGATCGGCGGCGAAATAACAGCCCTCGAGGATAAACGCCGTTTGTTTGAAAACAAGCTGAAGCGATCAATGGGCGACGTCGAGCGGCTTACATTTGGGGACGCCGGTTTTGTTTCCTGGAAATCTGACGTTAACGGAGCGCGTCGTTTTATTAACAAAATCAACTAAGTTATTAGCAACTTATAACTTTTTTATAAACAGGGTTTTTAACCTCTTTTTTATTTGGACTTTTAAATTATGCTTAACGGTTACAACCTTAGTAAACAATGGTTTGATTTTGCGTTTGAGAACCCGCGCCTGGTTAAGCCAGTACACGGGATTTTGTATTTATGGTGTGTGGAAAAAAACAACCGTTTGGGCTGGGTAAAAGAGTTTCAGTTACCAACGGACGAGGGTATGCAAGCCGTCGGCGTAAAGGACAAAGAGACGTTTTTAAAAGCCTTAAAAGATTTGGCAACCTGGGGGGCGCTTAAGATATTGCAAGAAAGTAAAAATATTTATTCGGCCCGATATATCACGTTACACGATTGTTTTTTGTCGGCTGAAGGCTCGTTAACAGATGCCGTTTACCGTACGGAAAAATCGGACGGCATAACCGACGCTATATCGGACGGCTTACCCGATGCCATACAGGACGCCATACCCACAACTATACCCCAGGGCACACCAACCAATAGTAAACGTAAAACTGTTAAACCTAAAACTAACAAACTGCAAACTACAAACACCTCCCCGCCGCTAATCGCGACGGGCGGCGAAAAGGAACTATTTACCCCGTGTAAAAATGACTTTATAAAATTTTACAAAACAAAATTTTTGACCGAATATTATTTTACCGCAATGGATGCGGCGAAACTTAAGAGCGTGTTAAAAAAGATCGTTTATAAGATCAAAGAAAAATTTGCTGGGCAAAGGGAAAGTTTCGATTTGCCCGAGGTACAAAAAGCGTTTACCTGGTTTTATACCCAGGCACACGAACATGGGGGCACCTGGATTGTTTCAAATTACAGTCTTAAGAACCTCGACACTCAATTTAATGAACTATATACAGCAATCGTAAATGGAAAATCAAAACAACCAGCTGCCAGCGGCACAAAACAACGGGGTAACGGTCACGCCTCAAATGAAGCCATTATCAACGCGCTACATAAACGCACTAACGGGCCGGGACAATGAGCATATCCAGGATAAGAAAGTATTAACAGGGGCGCTAATTTACGGCGACAAGCCAAATTTTCCCGCTATACTTAACAACGGTACCCAATTGTCGGTATTAAAAAATGAATTGGGTTTAGATTATAGCGCGTCTATACTGGCTTTAATGATCGGGGATTTTTGCAGCAACTTTAATACGCGTTTTCCCATGAGCGCCGAACAAATAGCCGATTTTGCAATAGAGCTGTTAACGGATTATTGGACATACCGCCTCGAGGACTTTGTGGCGTTTTTCGCCCTGGCAAAGCGCGGCAATTTTGGCAAGGTTTACGACCGCATAGACGCCGCCGTTATTTTAACGTTCTTGGGGGAATATAACAAACACAGGGAAAGCAATTTAATTGAAAGCCAAATGTATTTTACCCAACACGAAAAGGGTTACCGTGATCGGCCCGAGGGCGACGGCGTTACGGGACTGGCCGGTGCCTTCAGCGAGGTTAAAAAATTGGCTGGCTTTAACAAAGATCAAATTAACCGCTTAGACCCGGGAGAATGAAAAAAAATAACGACGACACCCCTACAACCTTTTTAAATTGGTTTTATCAGCAACGGGAGCCACAATTCAAGATTTTGGATAACGAAACGGTTGATACCTGGGGGGATAAGATAGCCGACCAGGCACGTAAAGGCGCGGCCCTGGGTAAGGATTGCGGTAAAATGTGCAAGGATTGTGCGTTTAACAACAATCAACCGCACACAATAGATTATTTGGAAAGTGTGGACGGGGCCGTGCTGATGCTCGTAAGCGAAGGGCGGTTTAATTGCCATACCCCGGACGGCGGGGACGCTCATAAGCCTTGCGCCGGTTTTCTTTATGCCAAAGAACATTTAAACTCAATCGAATGAAACCACGTACAGATCTTATGACGAGCGCCGAGTATTTGGCACACATGGCAGCAAAAGCCCTAAAGCCCAGCAAATACGGCAACAAATGGGTTAAGGTTGACGGTCAAAATTTCCAGTCACAAGCCGAGGCCGACCGATACATGGTTTTAAACAATTGGGTACGTATGGGCATTATATTGCCCTTTGAACGGCAAAAACTGTTTAAGCTAATTATTAACGGCACAATGATAACGACATATCGTTGTGATTTTTATTACAAGACACCCGAGGGCGGGCACGTCGTCGAGGACGTTAAAGGATTTATAACGGAGGAGTACCTGATTAAAAAAAGGTTAATGAAAGTCATTTACGGCGTTGAGATCAAAGAACCCAATTTGGCAACGCCCGCCACAAAACGATCACGCAAAAGATATTTTAAGAAATAAATTTAATATGAGTTTAAAAAAAGTTTAAAATAAATATATTTGTCACTTAATTAATCGCTACAATCATTATGAACGAAAACAAACCTGGGGACACCAACGCCCCCGCTATGCCGGGCGACGACCTTACGATCACCCCGCACGTCGAACTAATTACGGTCGATCAACAAATTAAAAACGAGGTTGCAAAAATTGACGTATCAAAACAGGCGGTTGCCTCTTTTGTGCGAAAATTTGGCGCTCTTAAAATTGCGGACGTTAACGACGTCGCCGGTTATAAAGCCGTTGACGAGGCCCGAAAATTGGTTAAGAAAAAAGCTATTGCGGTCGAGGGAAAAACAAAGCAACTTAACGAGGATTATTTAAAAATAATCAACGGAGTAAGGCTTTACGGTAAATCATTATCCGAACCGCTGCGCAAATTGGAGGACGAACTGGACGCAAAATTAAAAGTCATTGACGACGAAAAGGTCCAAATTGAAACCGAGCGCCTCGAGGCCGAGACAAAAAAAGCAAACCAGCGCGTCGAGGATTTGATCGCCGCCGGGATTGCGTTTAATGGCAGATATTACGCCATAGGCGACACAATCAGCGTCGATATTATTACCCTTAAGGCAATGACGGACGACGAGTTTACGGCGCTGCAAAATTCCGTAATCCTGGAAAAAACCCGCATTGACGACCGGGAAACCGAGCGCCTCGAGGCCGAGCGAAAGCAAAAGGAAGCCGACGAACTATTGCGACAACAAAACGAGGACAAACAAAAGGAACTCGACGAGCAACAAAAAAAGATTGATCAACAGCTGGCAGAAATTGCCGAGTTTAAACTCCAGCAAAAAAAGATCGAAACAAACCGCCGGGCTGGCTTATTGTTGGAACTCGGTTTATTATCCCTGGCAACAACCAGCGGGGCCGTTGTGTACCGACTGGACACCAAAAGCGGGGCAGTTGAGGTATCGCTGGCAGACGTTGAGGACTTAAGCCCGGACGACTGGCAAAAGAGGCTCGAGGGCGTACAAAAATTATCCCGTGAGATCACGGCAAAAGAGTTGACCAGGATAAACGAGGAAACCGCCGCCGCCAACCAATACGACTCCCGTGTCGCCCAGCTTAAGGCGCTCGAATTGGTGCCGATGCCAGGGGCATACGGTATTTATCACGACGTTACGGAAGCCCTGTTTAAGATCGACGAGACCGAAATAAAAACCTTTGACGCCGACCAATGGGTAGCGGCTTTAAAGCGGCTTAAAACCTGGAAACAAAACCAGGACGCCGAAGGCATTAAGATCACAAAGCAACTCGAAACCCTGGTAGAAACCAAACGTAAAAACGGGCAATCTGATTTTACCAACATAAGCGAGTTTAATAGTGCTATGTTGTTGAGCCTGGGCGAAGCGCCAAAACTTAAGCGGGCCGATATGCAAGCCCTTATGGACACGTTTATTAAAAAGGTAAAAGGGGCGTTATCCGATCTAACACTCGAGGCCGAAAAACTAAGTAAATAACAAATTATCAAATCAGCCTCCGCGTAAACCACGCGGGGGCATAACCATTTTTTATGAACACCGACCAGTTAAAAAGAGGTAATGAGATTACCGAAAGTATTGCCAAATTAAAAAAACACCGCAAAGAGGTTTTAGAGATACTTTGCGGCACAAACGCTCCCGCGTACGTCTCGGAGGATAAAATAGAGGCCCGACACTTTGAAATAAAAATCAATTGTACGACGCTCGGGCCTGTTAAGCTGGCAAAAGAATGTTTTATAATTGACCCCGTGCGGGCTATGAAAATTTATTTGGAGGAAATCGACAAAGAGGTCGCCGCCAAAGAAACCGAATTTAGTAAACTTTAAAAACCAATTTTATGAACTTTAACGAGATAACCGCTCCCGAGTTGAGCGGCAAGCAAAAAGAAAACGACGACCGTTTTAACCTGGCTTATGAGGGCCTTAAGTCCTGGGAATTTACCGGAACCGCAAAGGACGACGCAATTATTTGTTTACAACTTATAACAACCCAGGACGGCCCCGAGCAAAAATATAAACTGGAGGGTATGGTTGCGGGCGACGACGAGGCAATCGGGGCGCTATTGGTACACGCCGGTTTAAAGCAATGGGTTGTCGGGGACATTATCCTGGCAGCTGCGGAATTAATCAAAGAGCAACGCGCCCAGGGCGGGCCCCCGGTTGACGCTATCCTGGCAGCGGTAAAACGAATGTTTCCGGGCGCTGATGTTAAATTAATGAGCGTCGCCGCGTTACCGTTCGTCCCTGGGGGTTTTCCAGGATCTACACCTGGCGACGCTTGCCCTTGCCCCGTGTGTGTCGCGAGACGCGAAAGCAACAAAAAAAACACTAACGTTAATTAACATGCACTATACCGAAAGTCACATACAAAAGCTAATCGGGGGCGTTTTGCCATACTTGAATAAAACCCCCACGATGCGTAAAAAGGTAACCAGGTCCGGGCACGAATTGATCGCCGCCGGTATCTATAAAACCGAAAGCGGCAAGCCGATTGCCAGGGGGCAACAATACCCGGTTTTTGAAAACGTGCCGGTCGCCATTAACCACGAAAAACATTTACGCAAACTGATTAAAAACGCAAAAACCGAGAAAGCCATGACGGACGCCGTGGGTACTTATATGGCAAAGCACGGTTTTAAACCAACAACGCAACAATAAATTTAACCATAATGGAAAAAGCAACAAAAATGTACGCGGATATGAGCCGCGAAGACCGCGAGAAAATGATGGCGGCGCAATGTTACAAAGTCGTAACCCAGGACTTCAGCCGTACCCTTAGCGAGACGACCTGGACGCCGAAAAAAGCGGATACACTCAAAACGCTATAAGTCTCGAGGGCCTTAAGGGCGAATTAAAAGAGATAACAGCCAGGTATAAGGGTCAAATTAAGGGTATCGAGACCGTGATGGTTGAGGCCTTAAAGGTTATATCAAGCGGCAAACGCAAGGTAAACGGAAAGTTATTTTTGTTTCCCGATCACCAAAGCGGGCGAATGAGATTTTTTGACGTTTGGGGCGAACTTATCGAAACCAGGCCGTTAACCATTGACGAAAAGCAAACAAAACTTTTCCTGGGGGAGGACGGCATTAATAAACATCAAACCTCTAACGAGGAGGCGGGCGTCGTTGACGTTGAGCACGTCGAAATTAACGACGCGACCGAAACCCAGGCCCTCGAGGAAAATACCGAACAGCAACCCGTAAAGCCGCGTAAAGCCAGCCGTAAGAAAAACCAGGACAAAGCCCAGGCAGGAGAGGATATCAACGAAAAGGTTGCCGCTATGACTAAGGGCCAAAAGGGCCGAAAAGCGGCGTTTCAAACCGCCGTCGAAAAGCAAGCCGCTCCCCAGGCAGAAGGTAGTGATCACGCCGAAGGATTTACCGAGGGGCCGCAAGCTATGGAAATCCATATAGAAGAAGCCGAAATTGAGCAAACCCAGGGACAGATCCCCCGCGAGGAAACCAAAATTGACCCGTCACAAGTGCCTCCCCTGGACGAGGGCGACGAATTGCCCGAGTAATGATTAAAGCAACGAGTAAGCCCAAAAGAGGGGCACAATTTAAAGTTAAGGCGACCGGCGCAATCGTTTGGCTCGACCGTATCCAGGAAAACGGTAACTATTTTTGTAGAACGACTCCCCCGGAACAAATCGACCCGGAATACGAGGTATTTAAACCGTCGGGCCTAACGCCTCACTTTAAAGCAAACGCCCCGATCAAATCAAAGTCCGACAAGCGCCGGGCTGACGAGCGGGTTTACTCTACGTTGCGAAAAGTGTTTTTAGAAAGTCACCCGTATTGCCAGGCCGGGCTGCAGGGTTGCCGAGGACGTAGTACCGAGGTACACCACAAGGCCGGGCGTACGGGCGACTTATATTTAAATGTTAAATTTTGGCTGGCATGTTGTCGCCATTGTCACGACTGGATAGGCTTACACCCTACCGAGGCAATCGCAAAAGGCCTATCTATACCCAGCACGACCGTATGATCAAAAGAACCCCCGAGGAAAAGGCCGAAAACCTTATAAATTACTTTGCCGGTAAAACTTACCCCGGACAAATCAGGTTAAACGCTCACGCCGTCATTAATGACGCCAACCGAATGATTGCGACTAATGCGGAGCGGTTGCGGGCCAATAAATACCCGTCCGAACCCTTTAAGGCGGCATATTATAGCCTTTACGAACTTAAACAATATTTGGAAAATGAAATCAAAAACAAACTTTGAGTACAACTCCGTGCCGTGTTGGGACGGGGTGCCTATCGATTGCCGTGTCGTTGAGATCACGATGGCGGACGAAAAACAATTTAAATGGTATTGGGGTCGCCCGTATGTTGGACAGCAACGGCAAGCCCTGGAAATAACGACGCCTCGAGGCTCTAAATTTTACATTGATAACCAGGACGGCGGCGGTATCTTTAAGGTTATCAACGGCGGCGGTATGCGGCTCGGACACCGGGGATTAATCCCCGAGCCTGGCACCGACATAATAGAGCTGGCCCCCGAATATGTGATTTATCCCGATTATGATTTGAGCATTAAAATACAAGCCCAAATTGAGGAGGACGGCAATTTATTATGGGGACATTTGCCCGAGTATGCCGATATGTTAGTGCGGGCGGCGGCGTTGAGGAAGCAAATACAGGAGGGCACATTTATGAAAGGACTAAAACGAACATGAACGCGATTGCTCAAATTACTGCCAGTACGGGCGATTGCGACGTTTTGGTAGACCAGGGAATTACCCCCAGGGCTTTTTTTTGGCACCTTAAAGAGGGGCAAATTTGGGACGTGTGGGAAATGGAGGACCCTGTTTATAAAAAAAATCATTGCGTACCCGCCTGGACAAAAGAGGAGTTAGACGTGATGCTGGGCGGCGACGTCGGGCACCCGATCTTGCCCGAGAAAATCAATACAAAAGTTGAGACGGTCGAAAAAAAAGTAGTTTACGCGTATGAGTATGTATTTTGGGACATTAAAAGCATGTACACGTTCAAGCCAACCAAAACGAGAATTAACCCCGGCGCTCACGCCTCGGCGACCATTTTAAAACGTGCCCTGGCTGAAGGATGGATTACCGCCGACGAGGCAAACGACCGTTATAACCAATTTTTCAAACCCTTATGAGCACAAAGAAAAACCCGCACAAGATCGTACCATTTGTTTTAAAACGTCAATGGTTTGATATGATTGCAGCCGGTATTAAGCCCGAGGAGTACCGGGAAATTACGCCCTATTGGGCCGTTCGTCTCGAGCCGTTGTTTACGCAACCGCCCGAGTTTTTGCGCTTTTACCTGGGTTACCAGGCAAACCGCCCAATGGTGCAAAAACAGTTTATAGGCATTGAGAAACGTACCGGCAACCCGCAATGGGGCGCGGTTCCTGATAAAATTTATTACGTCATTATTTTTAAAGATTATGGAAAATAGCAACATAGGGTGGACACATAACACCTTAAATTTTTGGATTGGCTGCGAGAAAGTTAGCCCAGGTTGTAAACATTGTTACGCCGAGGCTGACCAGGCGACCAGGCGCGGGCGCGTCGTGTGGGGAAAACACGGGACGCGCTCGGTAACGAGTTACAGTAATTGGCGGCAATTGCTACGCTGGGATCGCGAGGCCGCGATCACGGGTAAAAAGATTTTGGTTTTTGCGCAATCCCTTGCGGATACTTTCGAGGACTTCAGCGGGCCGGTTATCAATGCTAAAAAACAACGCCTTTATTGGCCTGACTTTGGCAGCTATGACGTTGACGGCTTCCCGGTTTTTGATAACGCCGTTACGATCAAAGAGACAGACCAACCGTTAACGCTCGAGATAATGCGGGCCGAAATGTTTAAAATTATTGATCGTACGCCAAACCTAATTTATCAGATGTTAACGAAGCGCCCGGAAAATATGCAAAAAATGGCTCCGGACAATTGGGTCGACGGCTGGCCGTCCAACGTTTGGGCCGGAACCTCAACGGAAAACCAGGAGGAATATACCAGGCGCGTAAAGCACTTGTTAAAGGTTCCGGCACATAAACACTTCATAAGCGCCGAGCCGCTTTTATCAAACATTGAATTAGCCGATAGTTATACCAAATGGTTACCCAAAATAGAGGACGCCGACGGACATACGCCCATTTGTATCTCGAGTTATTGGGGCGTCGGTTTAGATTGGGTTATAGTGGGCGGCGAAAGCGGAAGCAAGGGCCGCGCTATGCAAAAGGCCTGGGCTATGAACATACAGCGGCAATGTAAAAAATACGACGTTCCGTTTTTCTTTAAACAATGGGGAGAGCACGACGAGGCCGGGGTGGCGGTCGGTAAGAAAAACAGCGGCGAACTTTTGGACGGAGTGGAAATAAAACAATTTCCTGTTTTTTGATTGCATATATAATTTATTTTAAACATATTTGAAACTTATATCAAACGTTAATGAAAAGATCAATTAATTTGCCCGAGGGCCTTTTTTTAATATTGCTCTATTTGAGGTTATCCAACCAGCAACATTATAGCTGGCTGATTGTATTTTGTCCGCTCATTTATGACGGGTTGCTGGGGTTGACAAAGGTTGTTTTAATACAGCTGGGTAAAAGCCAAACGTTTGAGGCCTGGGCGGTTAAACTGTTCGTTAAGATTCATTATTTCTTTGCGCTGCGTAAAATCAAAAAAGATTTTAAAGTAAAAAAATGAGCGAGTTAACGATCAATACCATTGACCAGGCTGATTGCCTGGACGGGCTTAAGCACATAAAAACAGGGTCGGTAAAGTTAATTATTGCCGACCCCCCGTACTTCATAGGTATGACACACAACGGCAAGCGCGGGTCGTTCGTTGACCTGGCAATTTGCAAGCCGTTTTTTAGGCTATTGTTTACGGAGTTTAAACGTATCCTGGCTAAGGACGGGGAATGTTACTTTTTTTGTGATTGGCGCTCCTATGCGTTTTATTATCCCATATTCGACGGTATCATCACGGGCGGCGCTCGTAATTTGATCGTATGGGATAAAATCAGCGGGGCCGGTAACTTTTACACCTTTAACCACGAATTAATGATTTATGGCAGCGTTCGCAATGACGTTGCCAAAAAGGGCTCCAATATTTGGCGCTCGAAATCGTTTGCCTCGGGGGCCAAAGTCACCAACGGCCAAAAGGTACACGACACACAAAAAACCTTTGAGATAATCGAAAAGATTATAACGGATAGTAGCCAGCCGGGCGACCTCGTCGTTGACCCCTTTAGCGGCTCCGGAACGGTTTTTATTTCCTGCCAAAAGTTGGGGCGCGGTTGTATCGCGTTTGAACTGGACGAGGATAATTTTAAGGTTGGGAACGACCGCGCTAACGCGTCGGTACAATCAAAAATTATCTTATGATACCGACGCCCCAATATATCTACACCGCAAAGCAAAGCAGCGGCGGCGCTGATGCAACGCTGCCAGTAACTAAGTACGAACCCCGTAAACATTTACGTTTCGGGTTTTTTGTTGCCGGTAAGGTTTATATATGCCGCAATGAAAGCGGGCGCATATTCGCGTCCGGGTTTTTTAAGATCAAAACGACCAACCAGGTACATAACGTAACCGTTAGCCGCCTTAAAAAGTTATCAAAACAGCCCGGTTATTTCGAGTTTGAGATCACGAAGGAACTGGCAAAAAAGTACCTGGTTTACGCTTATACGCTACAAACAAAAACAAAATCATACTAAAATGAAAATCGTTTACATTGCTCACCCGATTAGCGGAGACGTTAACGGAAATTTGGAAAAAATCCGTTTGATCGTTCGCGCCGTAAATTTGACGTTTCCCGACGTCGTGCCCTTTGTGCCGTATTATGCCGATTGCCTGGCATTGGACGACGGCAATACGGACGAACGCGCCCGAGGTATCAGGAACGACCGAGAGTTTTTTTTACAGGGTATCATTAACGAGGTTTGGTTATTTGGCCCGACCATTAGCGGCGGTATGCATGCCGAGGTCGCCCTGGCAAACTCGTTAAATACCCCGGTGTATGCCATTGCCAAAAGCATACAAAACGAGGTAAGGCAAACGGCGGTTAACGGCGTAAGTCTCCCGAGTAAATTTAATCTGCCAGCCGCTTTTTTAACCAAAATCGCAAATCTGTAACAGTATGGCAACCTTTACAGACCGCAAACGGATTGTTTCGGACGATGCAACCGAATTGCACAATTTTGCAAAACTCATTAAGTTGACGCCCCCGACCGGCAAATATTTAAACGGCATTTGGTACGATCTGCCAGCCAGGTTATTGCAGCCAGCCATTGATCACGGAGCCAAAATGGTAAGTGAGGCCGAGTTAAACCGAAAAATTGAGGACTTGCGCCGGTACCGCTTGCTGCATTTGCACCATACCCATATCGTACATGAACATTTTGGCCTTTATGGCTGCGAACACCCCGCATAATGAATACCTTTTTAAACGACGACGTTAATAACCATTTGCCGAATTACCCCAATAATTATTTTGATTTTGGGGTTTTCGACGGCCCGTACGCTATTGGGGAGGACGGCACAAAGAACGACACGCGCGGGCTTTTGGCTAAGGTTACGAACTATAAACACCGAGGTTGGGATGATCAGCCGCCGAGCCTCGAGACCTTCGCCGAAATAACGCGCGTTTGCCGTACCTGGTTGATCTTTGGCGCGAATTACTACCAACCGTTGGGCATACCGTTTAAAACGCCCAGGCGTGAGCAATTCGAGGCCTGGAGGCAAAATAACCCTTACGGTTGGATTGCCTGGGATAAGGATAACGGCAAAACCGACTTTAACGACTTTGAGTTGGCGTTATCAAACCTAACGTTTCCAACCCAGCGCGTAAAATTCAAATGGCAGGGTATGCTCCAGGGGGACATGAAAAACAAGCAAAAACGGATACACGCGACCGAGAAACCAATACCATTATACAGCTGGATTTTTAGGAATTTCACGACCCCAGGTATGCGGGTAATTGATGGTTACCTGGGGAGCGGCGCTTCAGCCATTGCGGCACACTATGCGGGCCTCGAGTTTACGGGTATCGAAAAACACCCAGGCATTTTTAAAGATTGCATGAAACGATACAACACGATCACAAAACAGACAAAATTATTATGAGTAGAAACGAGGATAAAAGCGTCGTAACGCGTCCAGTCGTGAGGTATCACGGGGGTAAATACATTTTAGCGCCCTGGATAATTTCGACCTTTCCCGAGCACAAAGGATATACCGAGGTTTTCGGCGGCGGCGGCTCGGTATTGTTGAAAAAACGCCGGTCGTACTTTGAGGTTTATAATGACCTGGACGGCGAAATAGTTAATATTTTCCGTATGGTACGCGACCGGGGCGACGAGTTAATAGCCCTGTTAGAGCTGACGCCATTTAGCCGCGAGGAACTTAATTTATCGTATGAGCCGAGCCTCGACCCCCTGGAATGGGCGCGCCGGTCAATATTCCGGAGTATGGCTGGGTTTGGCAGCGCCGCCGCTACCGGACAAAAAACCGGCTTCCGGGCAAATTCCAACCGGTCGGGAACTACACCGGCGTTGGACTGGAGAAATTTCCCGGGCGCAATTCCTGCCATAATCGAGCGGTTGCGGGGCGTCATAATCGAAAACAAAGATTATTACGAGATACTTAAACAGCACGACGCCCCCAAAGTTTTACATTATCTCGACCCGCCGTATATGCCGGAAACCCGCAATAAGAAATGGGCCGAAAAGTCATACCGGCACGAATTAACCCCCGATCAACACGGGTTATTTTTGACCAGGGCGCAAAGCCTGGAGGGTTATGCCATTATTTCGGGATACGATACCGAACTATATAACGACACTCTTAAGGGTTGGCACAAGATCACGCGCGCGGCGCTGGCAGATGGTGCCCGCAAACGTACGGAGGTACTTTGGTTAAGCCCTAACACACCAATTGCAAACCAACTATTTCAATAATGATAAAAGGCCCCAAAAACAAGTATTTGCGCCGCGTTTGGTTCATGTACAAAAACCTGAAGTTTGATATTTTCGGGTTTACCGGTCGCGAAATAATCGCTATCCAGGAACAAATCATAAAGGACAGGGAGGCGGCAATCTGCGAGTTATCCCAGGAAAACGCCGAGTTAAGGCAACAAATTTTCGATTACGAACATGAACAATATTAAACCTTAAAACTATGCCAAAAATTACCGCGCCCGATTGGGCACCCGACTCCGACAATACCAAAAAGTACAACAAGTATGCACCTTACGACGCCGCGATCGACGATAGTACCGTTATGGTTTTCGGCAAATACAAGGGGTTAAAAATGGTTGATGTACCGGCAAGTTATTTATTTTGGTATGCTGAACAATCAACCAACGTAAAAAATTACTGGCTGATGCAATACATTTTTGAAAACTTCGAAGTACTTAAAAAAGAGAAATAACCATGTATAGACACACAAAGGAAAGCATACGGCCCGAAATATTTAGCGCCGTGAGGGAGGCAATGTTCGACACCGATACCAATAGCCAGCCGATTATCCAGGAAATTGAAAACATAACAACGAAAGTTATCGACCGGCTCGAGTGCCTGGGATTGATACCAGCGTTAAAGTTTAAAGCGGATGCGTTGCCCGAGTTAAAGGGTTCACCAAAAACCCCGCTCGAGATTGAACTCGACGCGGCCATGAAAAAAGATTTTTAACAAAAACAATAAATAATCATTATGAAAACAAACGACACGATCAAGCTAAGGCAGCTAATCGAACAATTAAACAGTATTAACCATTTAAAAAACCAAATTCCAGTCCAGGAATTTACAGAGCGGGCATTAATGAAATTGCACGACATAGAAAACCGGCCCGTTGATGCTTTACACGACATTGACGCCCTGGCAGCAATCGGCATACACATAAGCAATAAAGCTATTGGGCCGGTCGTGATGCCCGATTATAGCCGCAAGCTGGGGGAGGAAAGTAAAGAACTATTAGCAGCCATTGCCGGGGGTAACCTGGTTGAGATCACGGACGAAATCGCCGACGTCCTGTTTGTCCTTAGCAAAATAGCCGGGTACTATAATCTGCCATTGTACGGGCTTTTACACGCTGCCATTAACAAGACGTTTAACCGTATGGCTAACGCTGAATTTAAGCGCCGCCCGCAAGATACAACCCAAATGACTCCAGGCGGGGATATCAATACAGCGCCCGCAAGCCGGGGAGGCGGTAAATCGTTCCACGTGGAACAATCGGACAAAAAATTATTTACCGTAAGTGTTGGAACGCCCGAGTATGATTTATTAAAGCAATTGGAAGAAGCTGGCAACATTGGTAAAGTTGTCGAGTTGGACGAGGTTGTTAAAACGCTCGATTGCAACCATTGTGTTTTTATAAGCGGTGTAATACGAAAAGGTGGAGACGGAAAAACACGGCGAAATGTCACAATTTCCACCGCTGGGGTTTGTGTACTGGCTGAAGCCGAGCAACGAGGCGCGGCTGCAGGAACTAAGATAAACCCCGTTTTAGACGAGGATGTGCCGGTCGGAAAATGGTTTGAAGAGCGAACCGTCCTCCATATTGTCCAGGCCTTTTGTATGGAGAAAATGGATTGCCAAACCCCGGAAATTTTAAAGAGTAATTTATGTGCCTGGTTTTACCCCAACCGCTGGGAAAGTTTAATACACGTAAGCCATAGAGACGCATACGACGGCAAGCCGTCATTTTTGGACGATCTGACGGACGCCATTAACCGGCATAACCTGGAAAGCGGCAACGACACCCCGGACTTCATGTTGGCGCAATACCTGGCTAATTGCCTGGACAATTATACCGAGATTGTAAACAACCGCGATCAATGGGAAGCCGTCGGCGCAAAATCGGGCGAAAGCACACGGTTAAACGGGGTAACGTCCGAGCCTTTCCCGGCATGGTTCCCAACGTTGCTGGCGTTAATACTCGAGATCGAAAAGGATTATAACGACGATCACACCGAGACGCTGGGAAAGCTGGGTTATCTATACCGGCAAAACGGCGGCTTATTCGTAACGGAGCGAGGCCGCGCCGTATTTGAGTACATAGACAGCATACGCCCAAAGAACGACGCCCAGGGCAAAGCGGCGGCGGCATTGATCGAAAAAACATATTTCGGCCCGCGATCACACCCAAAACTCGGGACTGATAACGTTTTCCACGAACCGATAGACCCGGGCGCGTTGTCATTGTTGCAAGCGCTCAACCGCGAACCGTTGGACTATACGGGCGGTAAAGCAATTGCAAATCTTTTAAGCATGGGATTTGCCGACATAAAAGAAAAAACCGCATACATTACGCATACAGGTCGAAATTTTTTGGCCGAAAACCATAAATAGCTGGCAAGATCATACCGCGAAGCGTGACAAAAACCGCCCGAAACGTACAATTTCGCGGCGGTTTTGTTTTTTTTTACCACTTTGCGATCTCGACGTGCTTTTTTTTATCCGGTTCAAATCCCTATTTTTATAACGTTTTTCAAACGCAAATGAAAGATAAGCAATTTTATGGGACTAAAAACGGGCCTAACCGCGTCGGCACAATGGCGTTCACGCGTGAAGGAAAAATCAATACTTTATTACTTACAGGGGTCTACCATTAAACAGGCAGCGGCCCGCATATCGTTTGAGGAAGCGCGGGGCGTATCGTTTTCAGCGGTTCATAAACACATTAGGGCCGCTATTGACGAGTACGAAAAAGCCAGCCAGGATATAATAACCCAATACAAAGCGCGGGAACTTGCCAAAATCGACAACCTGGAGGCGCAAGCCTGGGCGGCGTTTCAAAGGTCCTGCCAGCCGATCAAAACCAACCAGGTTAAAAATATACCGCTCGAGACGCCAAAGGGCAAAAAGAAATCAAACCTAACGATCAAAGAGGAAACCGAAACCATACGCGAAAGCGCCGGGGATAAACGGTTTTTGGATACGGTGCAATGGTGTATCGATAAACGCCTCGAGATTATGGCAACAATGGCAATGCCAGCCGCCGATGCCGATAAGCCGGGCGCTATCACGACAAATACAACTATTAGACAAATCATTTTCCGAGGCCGTACGCAAATAGGCACCGCCCAGGTAACCACAATCGTAACCGAATGAACGAAGAACAAATAGCACGGGCCGAATTATTGAGTATGAGCAAAGAGCAGCTAACGCGCGTCGATCACGATGTTTTAAAATGGATTTGCCAGGGCGTTGATTGTGCCGGTTATACGAGGATAAAGGATTACGGTATAAGTCCCTGGTATTACACGCGCTGGGGTTGGTTAAACCTCGAGCGGCATTATTTACATTGTTCCCGATGTTACCATGCTGAAAAGCGCGGAGTTGACGTCCCGCATAAAGAGACGACACCAATAGAAAACCTAATTTTTGACAAAAAACAACGCTAATAAATGTCATTATGAAACGATCAATTACCAACCAACAACAAATTAACCGGCTTAAATTCTTAGAGGAGTTACGCTCGGGTATCCACAAAAAAGGCACGATAAGATCCGACGAGCGCGGAATGCCAGTTATTGAAACCGAGGCCGATAACGACGGGCATTGTGCATGTGCTATTTTTACGGAAATGTTTGGCGACACCGGTAACGAAAAATTAAGTATCGCGACCGCTTGCAAAGCCATAGGAATATCAACAAAAGAGTGTGGTTATATCCAACAAAAATTAAATGATACCGGTTTGAACTTTAACCAAATTGCCGACCATATCGAAAGTGAGGTATTTAGCAAATGAGAGCCAAACCAATAAGACGCCTATTTGAGGGCAAAGAGCAAATCATAGGATACGAAATATTTTGCCTGGGTTGTGATCACCGGCACGTGATATATACGTTAAAAGGATTTTACCGCGCTTACTGGACGTTTAACGGCGACGTTAATAAACCGACTTTCGGGCCGTCGCTGAAGTGTACGACTGGCAGTTTAGCCGTAAAGGGATACATTGACGACCCCGCCATACCGCCGACGTGCTGCCATAGCTTTATCCGTAACGGACAAATGCAATACCTAAAAGATTGCACACACTTTTTAAGAGGTCAAACCGTAGATTTACCCCAAATAGTATGAAAAATATTAAAGTTTTCGAGTGTAGAAATTGCCCATTTTCAACTTTTAGTTTGGCCGGTGGACATTATAATTTGATTTGGACGGGTCGTAAGCGCTTGCAACATTCATGTAACTTACAAAAGTTGCCAACGCAATATAAGGCAAACAGCGAGTATGATTGTTTTAATACTTGTCCCTTAAGGGATATGTCGTTTACCGTTGAATTAGCCAAACAATAACCGTGCAGGAAAACACCGAGATAATAGAGGTTGAGTTAAGCGCCCCCCAGGAGGCGTTTATGGCTTGCCGTATGGCTATTATGCTCAATATGGCGGGGCAAGGTTCCGGAAAATCCCATTTGATCGGGTTGATTACGGGTTATCTCATTAGTAATTTTCCACGCGTTCGCGGTTTTATCGGTGCAAATACTTACGACCAGTTAAGCGGTGCAACGTTGAAAAAAAGTTATGACGTTTGGCGCGAGATATACGGTTTTACCGAGTATCATAAAGACAGCAACCCCGCCGGGTCGTTTGTGGCTGACAGAAAGCCGCCCCCGCATTTTCAGCGCTTTATAAATCTGAAATCATACAAAAACGTTATCAGCTTTTTTAACGGTTGTGTCGTTTTTGTCGGTTCCCTTGAAAATTACGAGGCACAAGACGGTAAGGAGTACGGTTGGGCCGAACTTGACGAAACTAAGGACACAAAGGAGGAAGCCGTAAAGGACGTTATACTCGGGCGTTTGCGGCAAATCGGGCTTTGGTTTGATGCCCTGGGCGAACTATTTTATAACAGCTCTATTGCGGACGCCCAGGCCAAAGGATTAACGGCGTGGAACCCGCTACACATACACACGTCGCCCGCGTCGGGCCTCGTTACCTGGGTTAATGATTGGTTTGATCTCGAGCAATACCGCGACGACATTAAAGCCAAATGCCAGGCCCGCGAAAAAGATTTTTTCTTTTTGGAAAACCAGGTAAAACGTACCGCCGCAATCATATACAGCGCGTACCATAACCGGCATAACCTTGCACCTGGTTACTTTGAGATACGCGAGGCTAACATGAGCGCCGAAAAGTCGTTAAAGCTAATCGACGGTTACCCCTTCAGTAAATCGGGCGGCGAATATTTCCCGGACTTTAACCAATTGGTACACGTCAAAGAAACTCCATTTTTACCAGCGTCGCCCATACATTTAACCTGGGACTTTAACGTCGTGCCGTATATGACTGCCCTATGCTTGCAAATCAAATTTGTTAAACGTTTTATAGGTCCTGGCAACATGAAAGTTGACAGCCCGGCGATAGGCTTTAAGGGCATTGACGTTATGCAGCTGCGATTTTATAAAGAGTATTGCCTGGAAAGCCCGCGCAATACGACCGAGGCAATTTGTTTGCAGTTTGAAGCCGATCACGAATTAAACGACCTATTTTTTTACGGGGATGCCAGCGGCGCGTCCAGGATACCAGGTTTAGGCAGCGCGTCAAATTTCGGATACATTGAGGAAGCCCTGGCCGAGTTTCTAACGACCGTAAGCAACCGGGTTAAAAAACCCAATGTTGCAGTACTTAAGCGCCGCGACTTAATGAATAACATTTTTGCCGGTCGTATCCCGGAGGTCGAGATAGTGATCGACCCGAGTTGTGAAAACCTTATAAAGGATTTTGAAAAATGCAAACTCGGCGTTGAGGGTAAAGTAAAGAGCGAAAAAAAGGACGAGGAAACCGGCGGCAAATACCAGGAATTGGGGCACACGTCCGACGCGGCGGAGTACGTCGTTTGTGTCGTCGCGGTTGATTACATGAAATAAATTTTAAACATGAAATATTTTTTAAAGAAAGCCCAGGACGTGGTTATCGATCACGTTAAAACGAATTACCAGCTTGCCAGCGTTAAGCCTGGCAAATGCCGTTATAACTTTTATTGTCACGCCAACGCCGTACACGACGCGTTAAAAAAAGATCAACAACGTATCGGGCTTGTTGTGTACATTGAGGGCAACGCCCCTATTGTACATTTTGTAAACGAGGCCAAAGCCGGGGAGTTTAAGGACAATACCCTGGGCTATTGGAGCGGGGGTTGTAAATACTACTTTATAAGGTGGATAAGCCGGGGCGAATATAACGACGTTTTTAAAATCCGGGATACCCTTAGTAAGCAGTTTAAAAAACTTATTCCCTGGTATATTCGATTATTTGCAAAGTTTGATTGTTGAGCCGATTACATAACGGTTACATAAAGACAAATAATTTACACTTTTTTTGTTTTTTATTTGGATATAACAAATAAAAGCGCGTATATTTGTCTTAACAAAAACAAACAAACAAAATGGTAAAAGAACTTTCAACCCCAGCACAAGCCGCCAAAGAGATAAAAGCAGCTTTAAAACTTGCCTTCCCTGGTATCGTTTTCAATGTTAAATCCGATAGTTTCGCCGGTGGAGACGCCGTAAGGATTAAATATTTTGACGGTGTAAAGCACGACAAAGTGAGCGAAATAGTTGCACCGTATCAATATGGCAGCTTCGACGGTATGAACGACCTTTATAACTATGACAATAAAAACGCTGAATTGCCGCAAGTAAAATACGTAAACGTTAGTCGGTCAATGAGTGACGCCGTACGCGATCAACTGTTAAACAAAATCATTACCGAGTATGCCGGTTGCGAAAACTTAACTTATGACGATTACGCCCCCGAGCACGGCGCGTATGTTAATACCCTGGTTGGACGCTTGTTTGCGGCAACCGAGTTTTAAACCACGCCAACCCGCACAATATCGAGGCCCTTAATTGGGCCTTTTGCAGTAAAAAACAAATCAAATCGCTACAAAATGAACTTAGAACTAAAAAACATTAAGTTTTTCGAGGCTGGGAGCCAGGAAACAAATTGCTTTACCGCCGACCTGTATGTGGACGGTAATAAAATCGCTTACGTCAACAATGACGGGCACGGCGGTTGCACCAATTACAGCACGTACAAAGGCGACAAACGCCCCGTATTGCTGGCAGCGGAGTTATACTGCAAAGGTTTGGCCCCGCACGTGTACGCGCCCGTTGCCGGTATGGACGACGAGTTTAGCGTACCTATGACGCTCGAGGTTATGATTGATAGCCTTTTTGAGGCGTGGTTAAAGGATTACACCGAGCGCAAGTTTTTGCAAACGATCAAACGCAAGTTTGTTACCTCGGTTGTGATCGGCAATACCAAAGAGTTTATTTACATATCCTGGAAAAACGTAACCATTGCGCAAATGCTGGCAGTACCAAACGGTCGTGCCGCTATCCTTAAGGCGCTCACGAAAGCCGTTGCCGACGGTAAGGTTAACGCAACCAACCGGGTTTTAAACGACAATATCCCCGCTGATTTGCTGGCAGAAGCCGGTGCAAATATTTAAGCCATGTTAGTTTGCTCACACGCTTGCGATCAATGCCTATTTAGCAAGGAACGCATAGTAACCAAAGCCAGGGCCAAAGAGATAATAACCGAGTGCCTCGAGACCAACCAATTTTTTGAATGCCACAAAGGCAACATAGTTTCTATGTCAATTTGTTGCAGGGGGTTTTTTGAGGCATACGGCGACGTTGTCGAGGGCGTTAAAATGGCTAAACGGTTTAAGGGTATTATTGAGGTTGACCCCGACACCGTGATCACTAATAACCTCGACAAACTTAATCCCGAGTATTTACCATAATTTTACATACATGAAAACGCAACAAAGAAAGTTAAGCCCGAGTATGCAGATATATTGCGGGCTTATTATCGCAATCGTCCTTTACGTTATTTTAACTTTAATCAAAAACGCATGAAAAAAACAATCAGTCTATCAAAGCTACACCCCGACGCTACAATCTCGGGCGCTGTTTATCCTCACGACGTCCTCCTGGGCTTATTGGGCGAACGCCTTAAACTCGGTATCGTACATTTTTCGTACAAGCGTACCGACGGCAATAGCCGTGAGGCTTACGGGACACTCGAGCCGTCATATTTCCCGCCAAAGCCGCCGCCGGTTGAGGGTGCCGCGCCCAAAAAGGAACGGCAACCCAACCCGAACCTCGTTAGTTATTTTGACTTGGGGGTAAAAGAATGGCGGTCGTTTAAGATCGAAAATTTACAAGCCGTGTTTTAACGGTCGTGTAAATGTGATATCCCAGCCTGGCAGCAAATGCCGGGCTTTTTTATTTATAACAAATTATTACGTGTTTATTTGTCGTAACATTTGCATTTAACAAATAAAGTATTGTATTTTTGTTTCAAACAAATTTAATCATTATGGAAAAACCAAAATTTACTATCCTGGACGCTTATTTTGAAAAGCGTTTAAGAGACAACCGGCACCTTTGTTTGGTAGCTGGCTGCATTGTGTTAATCGTTTACGCCTTAACGTTTCTTTTTTAATCGCTACAAAATGAAAACAATTGCTATCACTATCGTAAGGACTTACGGCGAACGCCGGGAGGTACTGGAAAACGTTACCTGTTTAGGTGACGCCCTGTTATTGCTTAAGGAAAAACACGCCGACGTTAAAATAAGCGACATAACCGCCGTCGAGACCGTCGCGGACGAGTTACCGACGCCTTATTTTACCGAAAAGGATTTTGAGCGGCATAGACGCGCTAAAACAATCGACGACTATATCGCCGATGCTGTCCGCTGTTTAGGCCTCGACCCAAACCGCCGTATTTTCGAGCGTGACACCTATAACCCCGATCACTTATAAATTTTACTACTCTCAATAACTAAAATGAAAGCCAAAAACTGTATTGTCGTTTCCTGGAAAGCGGGCGACGCCGGGCAAGCCGGAAAAACTGAAGTATTTAATAACCTCAAAGCGTTTGTTAAACATTATCCCGTTTACTCATACGACACGATTACGAATTACTTAAGCCGGGCCGGTGTGCCGTTCATTGACGACACATTGAGCCTCGAGCGTCAAGAAATTAAAAATTGATCGTATGGCAAGCCTTAAAGAGCATAGCCGTACGGCATACACGGAGGACAAAATCACTCACGACGGCGTCCGGACTGGCAGTTTGCAAAGGATTGCGGACGCCGTGGAAATAATCGCAAAGGATAGGGCGCAAATAATACGCGACGTCGATTATTATAAAAGCAGAACCCAAAAACTCGAGGGCGATTTACAGCAAACCAACCGGTATTTAACCGCAAGCAAAGGAACCGGAACCAGGTACAAAAACCAGCGAGACGAGGCCCGAGCGACCGTTTTAGAGCAAGCCAAAGAGATCAACCTTTTAGCACGTGAAAACCTTGAATTAACGGAGCAACTATCACAATAATTATGGAAAACGAACCATTCAACCCTTAAAAGGTTGCCGGGTTTTTTGTTTAATAATGTTTTATATTTGGGCATGAAAAGAATTGCTTTATTTTTTTCCGCTTCAATATTGATTGTCGCGGGTTTGGCCTCCCAGGTTGGGGCACAAACGAGGGGCGCGGGTTATTTTCCCAATTCGCACGGCGTCGCGGCAAAGCCGTTTACAACGCCAAACAATGACACCATAAGCGGCTCGGCAAAGGGGCAAGTCTTAAACGCGCAAGGCTTTTACGACGACTTTGTTATCCAGGTTAATGTTGCCAGGCTAACGGGCACACCGACGACGGGATCGTCCGTTAAATTGTTCGCCGGTATCGACGGGGTTAATTTCCCCTTCCAGGTACAAACCAAAGCGAACGACACGCTGGCAGTCGCGGGCACGGCCCCGCAACATTATGCCTGGGATATTGGGGCAAATCACTTCCCGTATTACAAAGTCATTTATACGCCCTTTGGGACACACACGGCCCAAATCAATACACAATTTGCCTGGGCGCTATGGCTGCGACATTGACGGGCTTTAACCTAATCAACCGGCAAGGGCTTAACTGTAAAATGTTAAGCCTTTGTTTTTTTATTACATTTGGTAAAACTTTTTAACGATGGAACTAAACGACGCGTTGGCACTCATTACAGACCAGGTAAAAAACGGCACAAAGCACACCGATTATAAAGCGGTTACGGACCTGGCAACCAAATTGCAAATACTCATTACGGGTAATAATTCGGCTTTGTTATTGCGCCGATATGTTAGCCGTGAAAGTGCGGAGGAGTTTGTAACGCGCTGCGCGATCACTCGGGCAATTACTCCGGCGGTTGCTGCCAGCGTCAAAATACCATTTTATAAAGTTGCCCGTAACCAGCGGATACGCTCAAACATCGACGTAAAGGACGAGGTTAAGAATGAGCAAATAAAAAACATGGCAAAAGGTTTTTACGGCTCGTCGGGTCGAAAAACTAAGGGCCTGGACTATTGGTTAAAAACCCGGTTTATGGATTTGACATTTACGGACCCTAACGCCTGGGTGATCGTAGAGTGGGATGCCCCCCAGGACGCAACAAGCCTAATACAGGCCCGACCGTTTGAGGTATCGAGCGCCCAGGCCTGGAATTTCAATATAGTAAACGAGGAGGTTTTTTGGTTATTTACGGCTTTGCCGATCACGTACATACAGGTTAACGCCGACAAAGAGGTAAAGAAAGCGGGCCGCAAATTTACCCTTTACGACAAAGATTATACCATTACGTGGGAACAATGCGACAAGGCATATTATACCGCTAAGGCTATACCGCTCGGGTCTAATCAAACATTTGTTACCAATGGTAAGAACGACTCCGAGACCTATTTACAAACGGTCAATACCCCAAAGCTGGGCTTCGTTCCCGCCTTTCGCATAGGTTACAACCGCGACCTATCAACCAACGGTAGGACCTATGTTAACCCGTTCCACGATGGGATGTGTTATTTTGATAAATCGCTGAAAACCGTTAGCGAGTTGGATTTAACCATGACACAACACGCCTTCCCGCAAAAAGTACAATACGCCCCGGCTTGTAAAGGGGCCGGTAAGCAAAAAAAATGTATGGGCGGTTACCTGGCAGACGGTACGGTGTGCGGGGTTTGTAACGGCACCGGCTTTGCTGGGCATAAATCCAGTATGGACGTGTTAAACTTGCCATTGCCAACGGCGGGCACCCCAAACTCCGAGGTTATCGACCTTAGCAAACTGATTGCATACATTACCCCCGACATTAAATTGTTACAGTTTTTGGACGACTATATTAGCGGGCTGGAGGTTAAAGTACATAGCGCCGTTTTTAACAGCCAGGTATTTGTCCGGAAATCGGGCGGGGGCGGCTCAACCGCTGGCAAGTCGTCCGACGGTCAAACTTTCCAAACCGCGACCGAAAACGACAACAACATGCAATCCGTGTACGATGCCCTCGAGCCGTTTACCGAAAAGTTTAGCGACGTTTGGGAGGATATTGTGACGGTTTTAACCATGTTGGCGAACGTTACCCAAATAGAGGACGCCGACATAGACCACGTTTTCCCGGCTGACTTTAAACTAAAAACAACCGACATTTTGCTGGGCGAACTTAAGGTCGTGAGCGATAGCGGCGCGCCCTCGTTTATGAAGGATAGGATTACGGCCGATCTTGCCGAAATCGTTTTTGCAGGGGACACGCTCGGACTGTTAAAACTTAAGACGCAACGCCGGTACTTTCCATTTAATGGCAAGGGTGCCGACGAAATCGCGTTGCTGTTAAGCAGCCCGGACGTGCCCCGACGATCAAAAATATTATATTCAAATTTTGAGTTGATATTTACCGAGATCGAGATCGAAAACCCAAACTTTTACGTAATAACCGTTATCAAAACCCAGGACGATATCGTTAACAAAAAGGTTGAGGACTATAAGGCGCAAATTGATGCCGATACCCCGGCCCTGGATATAAATAGCCTCCGTAAGCAAATGACAGCTTTACCGATAGGCGTAGACCCGGGCGATACCGGGGGGCCTGGAAATCCCAATAACTCACAGGGCTAACGATGGACATTACACAATTTACCGGGCAGCGTACCGACCTTATAAACGCGATTTTGGATAATTTGCAAGTTAAAGTACTGGCAAACCAGCGCGTATTATATCAACTCATTATCGACGAGTTTGTCGATAAGTTGGAAACCAAAGGCGGCATAATTCAAAACACGACACAAAACAAACGCCTTTTAGCCCTGTTTGATGCTGTTTTTAAAAAGTACACCGACGCGACGACCCCAGCGACAATAAAAACCCTCCTGGACGGGGTACAACAAATAATCGACTTTAACGCCCAATACTTTGCGGTTTTGGCTCCAAAATCCCAGCTTATCCCGATCAAAACGGACGTACAAAAATTGATCGATAGCTGGCTGGGTATCTCGAGCGACGGAAAAACCGTACCGAACGGTTACCTGGATACTCTCATTAACGACCCGACCGTTAAAAATCAAATCCGTAACGTGATGATTAAGGGGATTGTTAATCAGGTTGGAAATATCCAGTTAAAACAGGACCTTAAGGATTACATTACCGGCAACAACCAGGGCACCGTTGCCGCCGGTGAAACTGGCAGCGCCCCCGATACCGGCGCGTTATCAAAATATTACCGGAACTTTGTTTATGATACATACAGCCAGTTAGACAGGGCAACCGCCAACACGTACGCCAACACGTTAGAGCTGAATTACGCAATCTATGAAGGTGGTATCATTAGGACGAGCCGCAAATTTTGCAAAGATCACAACGGCAAAGTTTACAGCCGTGCGGAGATTGCGGTATTTGACCCCCCGACCGCTCAACCCCCAGGATACAATCCGTTTGTTGATCTCGGCGGGTATGGGTGCCGACACCATTTAAATTGGATACCCGAGATTATCGCGTTTTCTATGCGGCCCGATTTAAAACCCGCTTAATTTGTAATTTATTTCTATCTATATTTACAACGTAAATTAAATTTCATTTATGAAGCTAAGATATTTAAACAGGGTTGCCGACGCGAATAACAGTAACGGCGGCAACCAGGCTAACGCCAACCAGGCAAAAGCAGCGCCCGCAAAAGCGGCGACCGCAAGCGACGACCTGTTAAATGCCGACAAAGCGGACGGCGCAAAAACAAACGAGCCTCCAGCCGGTACTAACAAGCTGACAGAAATTAACCCAGGCCCGGACGGACCTACGCCTGGCCCAACTTCCGGTACCGAAAACCAGGGAACGGCACAAACCGATCAGCAGCAAAAGGCAGCGGGGGGTGATCAGCCAGGCGCGGCTGCAGTCCAGGGCGAAAAAACAAACGAGGAAAGCGGCAACCAGGCTAACGCCAACCAGGCAAACCAGCCCAGCGCAAAGGACGAAAACGCCGAACAGGACGAAGTTTTAAACAAAGTCGCTGAAAAAATTGCGGGACATTTGCAAAATGCCGGTATTGGTGCCCAGGTCGCTAACGCAAACAAGCCAGCCGGGCCTCGTATCTTATCGGATGATCAAAAGCTGGCAAAATACGGGCCGGGCTATATTGACGCCAAAAACGAACGGGGGGCAACAACAACCTTCAGCGCTAAGGTATGGGCTTCCCTGGGTAAAAATAAACTCGGCTGGGTGCCGGTCGTTAAGACACCGCCCGAGGTTGACGCGTTAAACAAAACAAACTAATCATTAAAAGCCGCCGGGGGCTTCATGCCCGGCATTTATAACAATGGATTACGAAAAGATTTTACGGGCGCTTTTGTCTAAGGCGTTTAAATTAGACCAGGGCCAAATCGACGAGTTATTAGCAAAAGAAACCGACGGAACCGACGGTAAAAAAGTTGCAGTAACAGCCGACGAGTTGGAAAACAAAATACTTACGGCGGACAAAACACGCATTGCAACCATAACCAAACCAAAGGACGGGCAAACTTTCCAGGACGGTTATAAGAAAGCAAAGGCCGAGGTTTTGACCGACTTTGAAAAAAGCGTAAGGGAAAAATACGGACTGGATACCGAGGTAACAGGTATCGAATTGATCGACGCGTTAGTTGATGAAAAGTCAAAAGGTGCCGCCAAAAAGGAAATAACAGACGACGACGTTAAAAAACACCCTGTTTACCAAAACATGGAAAAACAGATGAAGAAAAGCGTTGCCGACACTAAAACCGAGTATGAAGGCAAGTTGACACAAAAGGACAATGAGTTTAACCGTACAAAAACCCTTAGTCAGGTGCAAAACCTTGCCTGGGAAAGTGTAGTAAAACTTAATCCCATTTTATCCAAAAACGCGGCGGTCGCCCAAACCGCTAAAAATAATTTCCTTAAGTCGCTGGAGGGATACGATTACGAAATCCAGGAAAGCGGCCCGGTAATTATGAAGGACGGCAAAGTCGTTGACGATGGGCACGGGAATAGTTTAGCGTTTAGTGATTTGGTGAAATCAACAGCACAAAATCACTTTGAATTTTCAAATAATAACGGCGGTGTAAACGGTGGAAATGACAACAACCAGCACAAAGGCGCTGATAATATCGGCGCTTACCCTGCGGGCATTAACAAGCCGGGCACAATGGCCGATTATGCGAAAATCGTAAACGACGAGACAATACCGTTAGCAGATCGGCAGACAGTTGCCAAAGTTTGGGACACGGAACATAGTAACGTTTAGTCTTTAACTTTTTAAACTTTAATCAAATGCCATTACCAGCAAACGGCGACGTAACCGCCTCACAATTGTTACAGATCAAATTAAAGGCGGAGCAAATGTGGCAAGATAGCCAGCTTATGGCCGAATATATGCCCAACGCCGACGCGGCAATAGCCGTTTTGAAAAACCAAACCGCGAGGTTTGAGGAACTGACAAACTCTAACATTGACAACAAAGTTACTGTTAACTGGATTAACCCATGTGGTATAACCGTACAGGACTGCGAGCCTCTTTGTACATTGGACGGCCAGGAATTGAGCACCGGCGGCAATGATTACGAGTTAAGCATGTGTAAACAAACGCTCGGCTTAAAGATCAACCGCGAGAAATTCCGTACTAATCTTTATGATTACGACGAGTTTGTAGCCGCTGGCATTTTACAGCACATTAAGGCGCTCGACGAGTATTGGGCACAACAAATTTTAGTTAAACTGAAGGCATTTGCCGGGGTAAACGTTGCGGTTGCAGCGGGCGGCATTGCTTCAAACGGCTTCAGTTGGGACGGTAACACAACCCAAATACCCGCCGACCAGTACAACGTGCAAATTTTGACTAAATTGTTACAGCAACAAATTATCAATAAGATGCCAGCGGGGTACATAATCGACGACGGTTGGATGTACCAATCTATTAACAATTCGTTGATTGACCAGCAAAACCTCAACGCCCAGGGCGACGCAAAACGCGCCGCAACCTTAGCGGGCCGGGTTACGTTCGATCAATTTAACTTCGCGTTATCGGGCGTTACCGAGGATATGTTTATCGTAAACCCTGGCGCGGTTGCGTTCAAAACCAAAACCCGCAACCCTGACGTGCCTACGTTGATCGGGGGTAACGTACAACAAACTCGTTACACCGTTCCGAGCCGTGTTTTACCAGGTGTAAAATATGACGTTTATTATACCCTTACTTGTGTCGTTAACGAGACAACTAACAGGGGCGAAATAGTGGACGTTTGGAATTTTGAAACCCTGGGGGACATATTCCTAAACCCTAACGGGTGCCCGGTTGAAATCGGGGGTACAACTTACACCCCAACCGGTGTATTGGGTTACGAACGGCAAGCCGCTTAAGCCTCCCGGTTGCCTTATTAAACTGCGAAAGCCTGGAATTTATTCCGGGCTTTTTTTGTTTACATTTGGATAAAAAAATATTTATCGCTATGGAATGTTTAAACGGTATTATAGGCATTGCGCCGGACCTTTGCGAATGTTTGCAAAACGGGGCCGAACCCGACCAAATCACACAAATAACCTCGAGCGTCTCGGGCCTTTACGTTTCCGATCTGCCCGGCGGCGTCGATATTTCAGCCCTGGCAACCGTTGACAACTGTAAAAGTTTAGCCCAGGTTTGTATCGACGCCTTAACGTCGGCGTACAAAAATGTTAATACGGATCTCATTGTGGCTTTAAACACAAACTACCAGGGGCAAAAAACTTTTGTCGGTACACTCGGGCAAATGAGTTATACCGGCACCCTGCCAGCTGTAAAGCGTTACCAGGCCTTTGTGTTGAAAGCTAACACCGGGAGCGACGCAATCGCAAAGATCAACCGTATAGGTTTAATTGTAAACGGCTCGGAAAGCGTCAACGTTTCCGTTATCAGCGCCCCGCGTGACAGCTCTATGGGCACGGTCGTTGCGACGTACACGATTAACAGCGTTGCAAATTCTTACGCATGGTTTTCGGTGCCCTCGGGTGGTTTATCGCTGCCATTGTCAAAGAGCGGAAGCCCGATTGATTATTATTTCGTTTACGATAGCCAAACCGGAGCGGGCATTGCCCCAAAGGATAATAAAATTTGGTGTAATTGCCCGGGTCTGCAAAAAACAGTTAAAACGGTCGGTAATTATTTGGCCCCTATGGGTATGCAACTCGACGACCCCAATAACTTAAGCAGCGGGATTGTTGACAAATATACGCGGGGTATTTTGTTAGATTGTGAGTTAAGATGTAACGCGGAGGTTTTGGTGTGCGGGAACTATGATAATACGGAGGCCGTCGCCGTCGTCCTGGCAGTTGCGGCCCAATTTAAAGCCGCCGAGTTGTTGATCGAGGGCGTAATGAAAACCCGCGAGGTTAACCGCCTGGTATTGCAAAACAAGGAGTATTTATGGGGTAAACGCAATCATTTTGTTACCGAGTATCAAAACCGTATCCTTTACCTGGCTAAGGTTATCGACGTAACCGCCTCGAGTTGCTATATATGCCGCGACGACGATATGTATTTTACAAAACAGCAAGTAACCGACGGCGTTTTTCAAGATCAATACGAGGCAATAAACGCGATCAACCAAAGCGGGTATTTAGGTTACAACCCGCAATTAATAAACAACGTTATCCCCGGTGTAATTCCTATACCGGACAAATTTTAAAGGATGCCCGATATATCAGTATTTAAGGAAAAATTAAAGTCGTTGCAGGATGCCGTCCGGGCAAAATTGCCCGACATTGCGACAACCTTAACGCTATCGGCAAAGGCAATTTCTGAACGCCGTATAAAAGATCAAGGCTTCGGCGCTGAATATTCTAAAACCCCGATCCCAGCCTGGTTTTTTCACGACAAAGAATTAAACGCCCAGGGCACCGCATTTTTAAACGCTCACGGTGTAACGCAACCAGGCGCGCCCAAAAAGGCCAAACGGGCCAAAAAGGGCGAAGGGATACCCAAAGCCGACAGGGAGGCAACCTGGGGGGAATTTCGCGCCGCGCAAGGTCTGCAAAACGGGTTTGTTGATCTTAGTTACAGCAACAAAATGTTTGCCGCAATGATACCCCAAGAAGTCCAGGTAAACGGCGACATTTATAGCGCCCCCCTGGGTGCAAGCAATCAGCAAGCCCAAAAGGAAATGAATTATAATTTTGAGCGGTACGGGGATTTTATCGGTAAGGCACTCCAGCCCGAGGATTTTAATTTACTCGGTGACGTGGTTATTACCGAGTTTGATAAACTTATTTCAGCAGCTAATTTAATACCATGAACGAAAACTATTTCACTATCCACAAATGGCTGGGCAAGCAATACGGCCCGGCGTCAAAATGCGAAAAACCGGAATGTACCGGTAAGGCTAAACGGTTTGAATATGCTTTAAAAAAAGGTTGTGAGCATAGTAAAAATCGTGATAATTATATTATGCTTTGCGCGTCTTGTCACCGTAAATACGATATTACCGCCGAAATGTTGGAAAACCTTAAACAACCACGAAAATCAGTACACCACGAAACGCCCGTTACGTCCGTTAACCAGTTATCAGCGGATGGCAAAATAATCAACACATACCAGTCGATAATGGACGCTCATAAAAATACTGGCATTAACCGCCGAAGTATTTATAACGTAGTTGCCGGAACTGCCAAAACAGCGGGTGGCTATATTTTTTCACGTATTTAAAATCTTAAGAAGTTGAATAAAGAACTTGCCAGCACACTAAGGAACAAATTAACGGCCCTCCCATTTGTTGACAAATTGGCGGCCCTTGTGCAAACGGTGGAGGACGTCCAGTTTAGCGACGACGACGCCCCAAAAACAACCCCTTACCGGAATAAATTCCCCGTAAGCTATGACGTGATCGGTGCCGGAACCTCGGGAACCGATTACCAGGGCCGAGAAAAGGATTTAGTACCTGACAGCTCTAAAAAATCAATCATATATTTTGAGGACTTCGGGAGTACAATTGTCGCTGTTCGTGATCTCGGGTTAACGGAATTTAACAGTAAACTAAGGTTAATTTGTTGGCTAAACCGGCAAAGGTTCACGGGCGACGCGTATAGCGAAATATCAGCCTATTGCATTGCCGCCATATTGGGCAAGCTGGCAGCGCCCCCGCACTTTAAGGATAACGGCATTTTTAAGCGCCTCAACGTTAAGGCGACCGCGATACCGGCGCAAAATGCTGATTTGTTTAGCCGTTATACTTATGATCAAACCGTGCGGCAATTCTTACGCCCGCCGTTTGAATTTTTTGGCATTGATCTTTCATGTAATTACCACGCTGGGATATCATGTTTTGACCCGATAAATTTTAACATTGATAATAATTGTTAGTATGCTTTTAATCGACTTTTTACAAACCCTGGCCTTTGCCGGGGTTACGGCTTTAATATCGGTCGTGTACCGTTACGTATTGCTCGAGGAGGTTTTACATTTTTGGTTAAAGATCGGCGAACGCTGGGAGCGCCGTTGGTTTTATAAACCCGTTTGGGGTTGTCACAAGTGCATAGCGGGGCAATTAACTGCCTGGTTGTACCTTGCGCGGCTCATACGGTCGAATTTTAAACTTTTGATATACTTGCCCGG